CGGCCATTTCTGATTCTGAATTAGGCAGTAGTGATGATGGAGCAGTATAAAATTTATCTCTTTCAAATGTTCCCCACGATGAACCCAATGGTAATGACGATAAAGTATCTAATTGATATGTGAATTTTATTGTGGATAAATCATCTGCAGGACTTGCGATCATATCCATATAGTTAGAATCATTGGTAAATCTTAATCTTACAAAGGTATCATTAGGGGCATCAATACTTGCGATGCTAATAGAAGAATCAATATTAGATATTATTCTCGCACCACCGAATAGCAAAAGACCAGCAGGATGAATTACATCTTTAACTATCTGTCTGTATTTTTCTATGGATTCATTTACGTATATTACATACGAATATTGTTGATAGAAGTATCCATCCTGCAAACGGTCGGAGTTGTTTAGTTTCCCATCATCATTAATAAAATATCCCTCTTCATCAGTCTGTGCTACTTGTATGAATGGCCCGAAAGCATTTACACCAGCAGTTGAATTGACTATGATTTCTCCTGGAGCTGTGAATTCAGGGAATGTTATATAATTAATACCATAATCAGCGACCTTATAATCTAGTATTTCACCCGACGACCCAACACTAGTCACTTCTAACTCACCATATAAACCACTACCACCATTGAGAACAAAAGTATCACCTACAGCATACCCAGTTCCTTGACTACCATATAAACTACTATTAAACTCTATACCACCAAACAAAGGATATATTTTAACTTCAATACTACCATCTAGGGTTTTGATATTCTCTCCTGGTGTGAACGTACCCTTGATTGAAGATCTATTCATCAACAATTCATATACAAAATAAGGCCCCAACTGAATAGTTTTCACATCATCAATATACGCATTAGCACCACTAGTAATTCCATAGATTGTAGTAGAAACCATCTGAAATGGATCACCACTTATAACTTGCACTCGCAATTTTTTATCTTGTTGCCACTTACCATTAGATGGTTTTAGTAGATCAACATGTGGATAATAAAAGTCAACTGTCGATTCAAATAAGATATTGAATAATAATTGATAAGATTTTTCTGTACCCTTTGCACGATAAAACTGTCTTATATATTTGAGTAGTTTTCTCTTATCGGCGAGCATCGTTTTAGGTATAGATGCCATAAATTCATCTTCAAAATATGTGACAAATTTATCTAAGGTATAATCGATGTCATTATAATTAAGAAGATTTTTATTTGAGTCAATCGCATTACCCGATTGTTCCATCCACTCATAGTATGCTTCGAGAAATTTAATAAATAAAGGATATTCCTCTCTCACAAATTGTGGTACTTGATACTTTACTAATGGTGATATCTTTTTAATACTCATTACGATGTTACACCTGTTGTTTCATCAATAACTGTTACCGAAATATCTTCATCTTCTATTAGAAAAACTTGATTTCTTTGTGATATAAGATCATTTAATTCTGGTTTGACGATAATATCTATAGTCTCACCCGATGGCAATGCTTCTGGTGTAAAATTTCTTAGTGTGATTTTACCAGTATCATAATTGATTGTACCTACACCAGTTTCGAAAATAACCTTTGTGCTAGCATACATTCTATAAATATAAATACCACCATTACCATCATCACCAAGATAGGATGTCACACCTTTATATGTAAATGCACTACTGCTAAGTGTTGATTCATTATTTTGCGAATCACCTTTATCTATTTGATTATTAAATGATATTGTATATTGTGTTGGTACATTTAATGCAGGTAATATTTTTGCTTTCATTGTAACTTCACTAAGACTATTTAATATTGAATCATCTGATTCATCTATAGTATTTGATAATTTAGAATATCTGAATAATTTATTAAAACCAGCAAGTGAGTTTGTTCTATAAGATTTAATTGCGTTTATCGCAGTTTGTTTAATTGTACCCGCAGTATCATTTGTCAATGATGACAAATATCTAACTGTTGTATCTGTAATAATATATGTATAATCAGGCTCAACCAACACAACTTCCATAGAAATAAGATTCCTTTTTCGAATCACTGTGTTGATGATATAATCTTTTTGAGATTTTGATAGTTGAACACCACCGATTGGTTTTAGTGATACAAACACCCTACCATACTGCGGAGGATCATTATCTTCACCACCCCAAACCCTAGCAAATTCTATCTCAGGATTATCTGATTTGATAAGATATTCATAATCATTGACTGTTACAGCTCTGTCCTGTGCTTCCCAATTCAATGGTGCGAGAAGTCTTATAGAATCCAACGACTCTGGTAAAGCTCCGCCACTAGAATTTGATGTAGTCTCAATAGTCAATGTTGATGAGCTATAACCAGCAACACCATTAGCAGGAGCAAATACTGATATATCATTACCACTGATACCATTGGAAACTACATACTCCACATTTACAATAGATCCATCTGTTGGTTTTTTACCTATGATATCATCACCAAAATATATTTCATATAGACCACCTTCAATTTCCTGTAGGTAGAAAACATTATCATCTGGTTGCACCAAATTTATATCTTCAACTCTCTTATGAAATACGGAGGGGGCTGATGAGTTTGATTGAACAGTGACTAATATATATGAAGTGTCAACATTTGCGTTTGGTAATATATATCTACTTTCACTTGGCCCCGAATAATCAACATCAAAGCTATGTATCAATCTTGTACCCTCGATTATTACTAAATCCTCAACCTTAAATTCTCCGGATGAATTTGGGTAAACAACTTTTGTTTCCGTTGATGTAAATGTATATGTGGAACTATCTGACCCACGACCAGTAAAGGCTGTTCCCTTTGGTATTGTGATATTTGATACACTACCAGGAGTATTGAATGTGATATTGATTGAAGCTCTAGCCGAGTTGGTTGATCTAGGTATGTATGCTAAGTGTTTTGCTTTTGATACGACACTCTCTCTAAGTTGAGCAGTATCAAGAAACATTTCAGCTCCCACCATGTTAGTATAAAAGGAATTGTAGTGTGTATTATATGACAATAAATCGATCAGTATAGCAAGTCCACTGGCTTCAAAATCATAGTCATTGAATTGTGATTGACTTCTAAGAAAATCTTTTAGATTATCTTTTATCTGATCAAAATCTAATTCTGTTATAGTTTTTTTCGACATTACCTAACTCTCTCTAAAAATATTGTAACACTGACTGGCTCTGTCATATTATTGACCTTAAAGTCTATAGTAACATCCAAAGCATTTTCGTCTACTTTTTCTATTATTCTTATGTCTAATACAGTAGCTCTTGGTTCATGCCTTTTTATTACCGATAATATATTAGCTCTGAGTCTATATATCTCAACAGGGCCGATATTCTCAAATAGAGATTGCTTAACCCCACTACCAATATCAGATTCGAATGGTCTTTCATAGAAATCATGCAAAACAAGATTTCTGACTGATCTCTTTACAGCGTCAATATCTTCTAATATATTAATATCACCAGTCAATGGATGTGCATTGAAAGACAAATCTAAATCTTTATATTTTATTTCTTTTGCCATAAACCCTCTATGTATTTATATAGTAATATATAAATAGAAGCCTAAACCATAAAATTAAAACTACCAAATATATAACAAAAATAAACATTAATACAATTGAGAATTTTTTATCATATCTATGCGATACAGTATATAAATATGAGAGCATAGATATAGCCAGTATTTTAATTAAAATTAAACCCCCAGCGGCTCCCAAATTAGTCATGAGATATTTGACAATAGGGTTACCCTCTACATCTAAACCACCTATACGAACTCCCATATATGTAAATATACCATCAAATAATTGTGAAAATATCAATAATAGTATAATGATTTTATTAAAAATTGATACCCTATTCATCAACTCCCTCATATCTTTGTGAAGAATCCTCTATAGTAAATGATCCTGCACTTGTTTCTATTGTCGATCCATTAGGAAAAGATTCTCCTGGTTGATCAAATCTATAATGCTCACGATCACCGTGTGCCGTTACAGTATATCTTCCTTCATATTTTGTACCATCGGGGGTGATAACATTTGCAAAACCACCCTTACCAGAAGGTAATAACATAATTAAATTACCATCACTATGCGATATGGGTTTGTATAGAAATCCTTCTGGCATCTCTGGTAACGGCTCGCTATCTTTTGGAGCTCCTCCGCCTGTTCCACCCGAATTACTAGATGTTCCTGGCGCCGAGTCTCCTGGACTACCACTAATACCAGCACTTGACATAGAAGAACTAGCAATATCTATAACAAAGTTAGTAATTTTACCAAGAATACCATCACTAGGTTCATTACTCACTGATGTATCATTCCTTAAATATGCGGGAAATCCACTACCATCAGCACTGAATCCAGAAAAAATATTCATCGTCGAAAACACGATTGCCTGTAAAGTTTGTATTAATGTATTTGTTTCTGTCACCTGTTCCGTGTATTTGATTGTAGAATCATTACTGATACTACTATCAGCTATTACAGGGACAACTGGATCACCACCTATTCCTGGACTGCCAGATGGTACTGGCCCAGTTATGAATGGTACTTGTGCAATCATACCAGTTGATTGTATGTCAAACGGGGCAACAGAATTTACTGTCACAAGTCCTGAATTTATTAATGCTTCTGTGACAGATTTGATACTCACATTACCCGCATTGAGTTCAAAATTTGTTGTGACATTATTTGTAAATGATACTGAATCACAGTTTAATGATGAATCTGTTTGTAAATTGAGAGTACCTTTATTATAATGAGTAGTACTGTTACCCACAATAGAAGTCCACTTACCCTCGATATCTGTTCTATAATCACCAATTACATATTCATAAGAATTTTGTTTGACATGGTTTTCCATATCTTCTTCAATAATTCTATACCAATTTTTCATATAATATTCGTGTGTATCATCACCAATTTTCTTGGTGTGATTACCAAATACATCCATGTGAAAATTACCACCAACAGACAAATCATAATTACCATCTATTCTATGATTGACATTACCATTAGTTGTAATATTAGTATCACCTTTTACAAGCGAATTTACATTACCATCTATTTGGGAGTTGACATCGCCCTTGACATATAAATTGATATCACCATTGATTGATACGTTCCAGTTACCATCCTGATTGAAAAGGTTAAAGTCACCCCGATCTGTTGTTATATTAATATTACCACCCTTGCCAACAGTAATTGAGCAATCCCAATCTTCTTCATCTTTATTCACAAACAGTCTATATTCTTTATCCACAGTTTCATAATGAGAATGTTCAATATGATCGTATCTTTTCGCTAGTGTTATATTCCAATCACTTTCGACAATTTTAGTTACTCTCGATCCCTCTTCATGAATCTCTTCGAATGTACCAACACGATGATACCAAGCTAATCTCTCTGATTCTGGTGTGTCATCAACTTCAAATATATGACCCGATTCAGCCGCATATACATGATTGTATGGGTACTCCGCATCATAAGGAGTTTCCCTTTCTGTCCATGGATGTGTCAGCGATTGTTCATCCGTACCTACACCTGAATCTGGGTGGTATGCTACTAAAACATCTTTCTGACCTATATTAACATCACCTTTTTTCTTTTCTACAATAGTCTCAGCAATCTTTTCAACTCTTTCTAGTCTGTGTGTATCAGCTTCATAGAAATATCGTTTATCAGGATATGGATGTATGCACTCACGATTTTTAAATTCATTACCCGACCCATCATCAAATTGTAATGGCCAATCTTCAGGATCTCTAGGAACTTTATTATCAATTAAACAATATCCACTAGCTTCTCTAGGATCATAAAACCCCATTTTAGAATCAGCTTCTCTTTCAGGATATCCTTGTACTTTACCAAACATCATTGGTTCTTGTTTTACGTGTGAGTCTAAGAAAAATCCTATTACCCAATCACCTTCCCTATAACCAACAACTGAACGACCATTATCACCCTGCAAAATTGGCATTGCCCAGGGAAGCTCTTCGGTAGGCATCTCATCTTTATCTTTCGTATGGTGAGCCAGTATTCTAACCTTACATCTACCTAGATATAATGGATCATGTCGATCTTCTACGATACCTATCCACCATATTAAACCATCCTGGCCATCAAAATTCGTCAACATTATAATCCATCTCCTGATTCCATGAGTTCTTTATACTTTTTAATCAAATCAATATGCTCTGGCTCAACTTCAAAACTATCTTTCGCTATCTCTATATCCATGAAATATTCATCCGGATGCAACTTATGATTTATTGAGATTATTAGCCACTTCCCCGCAAAATATTTATCAAGCTCCTGTCTAAATTCTTCCGTGACCTTTGAAGATACTTCTGGTAAATCGAATTTGATGACATCACCAACTTTACGTCTTGGATCTCCAGCAACAGTCAATATTATTCTATTTGAATGTAATTGGTGTAGCTGACTTGTTCTCTTTTGTATATAATCTTCAAGATAATATGGTAAAATCCCTGGCTCATGAGATGATATCCATGGAGTTTTATCATGATCTTTATTGGTGTGTCTCAATCTCACATGTGATAATGGATCGCCACCCGCATCAAGTTCATCTGTATTAATTGGTTCATTACCCAAATGTTTAAACTCACCAAATTGTTTTTGGTAGTCAAAATCATAATCATCAAACCACAATTGCCTCACAAAATCATAAGTCCATAGTTTAGAATTATACATACCATTAGTTTGATTGTTTATAACATCAAAGGAGTTGCTCCATAGATATTGTTGTACTGTTCTAAGATCACTTGTATTATTATTTTCATATAAGTTTATTTGAGGATCTGGCCTTGTCTTACTCATTCTACTATTAATTGTTTCAGAATAATTAACCAAACCAAAACCATAATATTCTTTAACTGGCCCATCAATGAGCTTACCTACACTAACATAATTAAATTGTTCATTATCTTCATAGAATACATACCCCTCCCCATTACCCTCATCAGATATTGAACGACTTGCCATTGTGTTGAAAGTCTCTAATGGATCTGTATTGGATATGGCAAACTTTTGATCGAATTTGGTTGGTTCTATAACTAATGGCTTCTCAATAAACACAAATTCATCAAATAATTCCTCGATCATTTCAGAATATCTCATGTCTTTATATGTTCGTCTTATTTTTGTTTTTAGACATTTGATATATTCTTCACTAACAAAATGCAATACAAATCCTTGCGATTTATCGTGTGCTAATGATCTATTTGACATCTTATATACACGAAAATTGAATTTTATATCAGGTAACTCTTTATCAATTTTTACTTCACTGTGTCTAGTTAATACTATTTTTAATCTCTCTTGACCAATTAAAGGATACATTTGTGGTATATCAAGTGCGTCGAAAAAGCTCAAACTGCCCATCATACAATTCTGAAACAAGTCTGAATATATAGACAATTTTATTCTTATATTTCTTACATCATATTCAGATTCATCAAACGCAATTAACTTTAATTCCTTTATTTTAAAGTCATTATTCTTACGTAAAACATCTAATTGTGGTGTATATTGATCGCCGAAATCTACCATAATCTAATACTAATTAAATAATACATTTAACTCAGAAACCATCTGATTAATATATTGTGGTTCTACAATTTGTATGATTCTTTTATTTTCATTTAATGTATTTTCCCAATCCCTAACAGATTCCACAGAACGCTCTGATTCCGAGAGTGAAAGATATGTATTTTTATCCACTATTAATCCATCATTATTTTTAAAGTTTTTTACAATTCTTGATGGGTATTCATAACTCAATGATATCAAAGCACCATTTTGGTTAGCTACCTGATAAGTAATATCATCTGAAAAACTTACCCCAATATCAGCAACTGGCGTCAAATAAACCTTACATTGAGTGGATGATGATACAATGCCATTGACAAAGAAATTACCATCATTAACACTAGCATCACTTCCTTCAATCTCGATATATGATTCTGAGATCAAACTAGATAATGTTTCAATCTCCACTGGATCTATACTAACTATTGTATTATCAGTATTATCAAATGAAATTGTATCACTTAGTGTTAATATAGAAGCACCACCACCATATTTTTCCTCTAAATAACTATTGAATTGATCGGTAAATAAAACCCATTCATGAATAGGATCAAATATATTATTGATATAAAATATAGTCCATGTATAATCAGCACTTCCATATAATTCTTCTGAAATTATATCTGGTCTTTCACCATCTGAAACAGTATAGTCATAGAAAACATAAGAGGATTTTTCTATAAAATCTCTAATTTTTCCACGTACCATTATATTTGTAGCTTGATTATCTGAATACTCTACTATAGGAAATATATCAAAGTATCTCATTAAGCACCTTTCTCTATATTAGATTTGTTCATTGGTAATAGTTCATTAAATGTTAAAGACATACGAACATCTACAGGAGCTCCTGTCTCATCAAAAAAAGTAGGTACACCTGACCCAGCATAATTAACATTCATCTCCGTCAATACACACTTTGATATTTTAAATAGATATTTGTCGTTAGGTGAAAATAAACCTATAACAAATTGCTCCGGATATGTAAAAAATCTACTTGTATCTCCTGAAGAATCCTTGACATTTGGGTGCATGTGGAGTTTAAATGTATATATTATATTATTAATTTGTTCACTTTCTTGTTTGTTCTTTGCGAGCATATTAAATTCAAAATTGAATTGTCTAAATGACATACCAGTAAATGCTTGTGTCATATGAGGATTTATAAGTTTCTTGCCTTGAAACTCTGCTTGCGCCCTAGCACTACCACCCAATATACTATGACCAACAAATTCTCCTAAATCCATCAATCCCTGACCAGCCTTAGACCAAGTATCTATACTCGCACCAAAATCACCAAATCCAGAATTAGTCGAAAATGACGACCAATCTGATAATTCCTGATAGTTTGCGGCATATCTTACGGATATTGTCGCAGGCATATATAGGGTAATAAAACCCTTTGGTGGTGCACCTTGAATAATAGAGTCTCTTATATCAAATAACATATAGGGTTCTTGTCCTACTTGTCCAACATTTAATGGATATTTATAGGATGGTTGAGAATATTTCGTTGTTGGTTTTTTGTTCAGCATAGTTATTTTCTCGGGAATAAATATTATATAATACTACTATTATTTATATGACATATTTAAGGACGATATGAAAACTTATCATGGATTGTATAAACCCACTGAAAAATATTGTGGTGATCCAGAGAAAGTTGTGTATAGATCTCTATGGGAATTGGCAACTTTCAGATGGTTAGATGATAATCCAAATATCGTGAAATGGTCATCCGAAGAAACCCCTATAAGATACCGTGACGCAAGTAGTGGAAAAGTCAGAACATACTACCCCGATGTACATATTTGGTTCAAGAATAAAAAGGTTATACTTGTGGAAATAAAACCCAAGAAAGAGTTAAATCCACCAAAAGTACCTAAGAGAAGAACAAGAAGATATATCAATGAAGTCAAAACATTTGCCACTAATCAATCTAAGTGGAAGTATGCTCGTGAATGGTGTCTTGATAGAAATATCAAATTCGAGATATGGACTGAGGATATACTCAAATCTTTAGGTATATGTATATTAACATCGTGATATAAATATATAATGGAACAATTAAATCTAATACAATTACTATATAAATCCATAAAAGAAGGTGCGGCAGATAATAGATCCAAGAAAAGTATTCTGTGGTTTAAGGAGCAGTGTGAGATCGTCAGCAAAGATACTGACATAACACCCGATTTTGATCAAGTGACTGATGATGAGTCTAGGTTTACGTTAGATCCGGAATATGGAACTTTATATCATTTCAAATACAGGGCGACCACTAAAGACTTACCCTATTATGATAGGTTTCCACTAAGTTTTATAATACGTCGAAATGCTACCAGTTTTTATGGATTGAACATGCACTATCTTCATTATCCGTATAGAGCGGTACTTATGGAACAGTTATATTCATTACAAAATAATACTGGCATTGATAAAGATAAAAGATTAATACTCACATACCGCACCCTAAATAAATCAGCAAGGTTTAAATTCTTTCGTCCTTGTATAAAGCACTACTTATTTAGAAATATGAAATCACCTTTCATGAAAATAGATTATAGTGAATGGAACATGGCACTATTTTTACCAACAGAAAATTTTGTGAAGGTTGGTAAAAAAGAAGTATGGGAAGACTCAATCAGAATAATAAAAGGTATGAAAAAATGACGTTCAATATAAATGAAATCAAAAGCACTATTAATCAGAATGGTGGTATAGCAAGAAATTCTCAATACTCAGTATATATAAACACTCCACCATGTTTTTCTAATAATTGGCCAAACTATCTGCATATAGTATGTGATACGGCATCTCTTCCAGGACGACAAATACTATCAACACCTCAAGTTATATATGGAGCAGAAAGAAAAATGCCGTATGGTGTTGTATATAGTGATTTCAATGTATCCTTTATATGTACTAATAATATGTTCGAAAGAAAAGCTATAGATGCTTGGCATAGTGCCATTCAAGATCCAACTAATAATTATATGAAATATTATGATGATTACGTGACCACTATAACCGTAGTGAAATTCAATGGACAAGGACAGCAAACATATAAGGTAGAAATATTAGAAGCATATCCATCGACTATTGAGGAACAATCATTGAGTTGGGAGACAGAACAGCTTCTTAAATTGAATGTTCAATTTACTTATTTGAAATGGAGAAATCAGTCTGATATACAAGCATCCAATAAAGCAGGAAGTGGATTTAATTCAGATGATTCACCATCACTCCCTGATCCAGAAGTTGACAGATCAGAGGGGGTTTTAGAAGAATTAAAAAAATTCAAAATACAATTTTAATATTATTTTATTGATGATAATGGAGTTAAATTATGTTACCTAAAATTAAATATCCTATATATAAAACAAAAATGCCAAGTACTGGTAGGATTATTAAATTTCGTCCCTTTCTTGTAAAGGAAGAAAAGTTATTATTAATGGCAGCTAGCGGAAAGGATGAAAATGAAATAAAATCTGCTATAATGCAGGTTGTAAATAATTGTATTTTAGATGAGATGGATGTAGAAAAAATGCCTGTGTTCGACTTAGAATGGCTTTTTTTACAATTACGAATAAAGTCAGTATCATCCGTTGTCGAAACTATCATATCAGGTGATGAGAATAGTGATTGTGAAATATGTCAGAAAGATACAAAAGTATTGTTGAATTTAGAAGATGTCAGATGTGAATTAGATGAATCTCATACAAATAAAATAGAACTAACTGATACTATCGGCTTGGTCATGAAATATCCAACATCAAAAACATTCGAATCATTTGATAGTGATGATGTTGATCAGATGTTTGATTATATAATAAACTGCATTGATTTTATTTATGATGATAAAAAACAATATAATATGTCAGATAGTTCACGCGAAGAGGCGATAAATTTTTTAGAATCCTTAAATAGAGAGCAATTTACCAAAATAGATAATTTCTTCAGCACAATGCCTGAATGTAAATTGTATGTTACTAATAAATGCAATAAATGTGGTCATGAAATTCAATATGAGTTGAAGGGGCTCTCAGATTTTTTAGCATAATGCTGGGCTATTCGACTATTGAAAACTATTATAGATTGACTTTCGATTTAGTTCAGCATCATAAATACTCCATAGAAGAAGTGGAAAATTTAATTCCATTCGAAAGAGATTTATATGTTGATTTATTAATACAATTTATAAATGAAGAGAATAAAAGATTAAGTCAGTGATATGGATGAAGAAAAAATAAAGAAAGAAGAGCGGGAATTAGAACTAGATATTAAAAGATGGAGAAATCGTAGAAGAATGGCTTGGATATCTTTAATGGCTATCTTGGTTGTAACTTATCTTATGTTATATCAAATAGGCATTGAAAGAATAAAAGTATTAAAAGAAGTAATTACATGGTTCTATACAGTGATGGGGTCAATAATCGGAGCCTATGTTGGTTTTGCTACATGGGCATCTAAGAAAAAGGTATAATAAATGGCAACCGAAAAGGATTCATTACAAGAAGCAATAACAAAATTAGATAAAGAATTAAAATCTTTAAGGAAAGAAAACAAATTCAAAGAAATTCGTACATCTATAGATAAATTACGAGAAACTGTATCTAATAAAAGTAATATTGTTGAAACAGTGGAATCACAATTAGATGAATTGATATCTGATTCAAGTGATTCTATTAAAGAAATAAAGGAACGAAAGAGGAGAATATCAAATATACAGAACAGCATAAAGCAGAGTAAAGATGCTTTTGATGCCACAGAATATGAGAATTTAATGTCTCAAGTAAATATGGCATCTGATACCATTAATAATGATCTAAAAAAGAAAAGGAATTTATTCAAAAGAGCAGGAAAGGGTATAAGAAAATATTCATCCGATATGGCAGCAATCACAAGCGGTATGTTGAGTAGTAATCCAATGGTTATGTTGGGTACTAAGATGGTTGGTGATACCGTTTCGGGTGCTTTCTCAAAATTAAGAGAAAGAAAAGAGCAAAAGGCAAAGGACATCATGAAAATGAGGGATGCTCTATTTGCACAATCTAAAAATTTAGATGATAATATTACTACATCCACATTAAAAGACAAACCAAAATCAAGTTTCATACAAACTCCACAAGAAGAAAAAAGAGAAGATATTAGTTTATTAATACTAAAAGAAACTATAGAAAGCAAAGATATACTAAATGATATAAAGGCACTTCAAGAACAAGTATATATAGAAAGGAATAAGAAAGATAAATTTGCTCAACTTGAAAATGAATTTGAAAGTAGAAACTTAAATATATCTGGGATATCCACTTCAACAAATAATAATTTAATAGCTTCTAAATTAGCAGGAGCTACAGGTGGTTTATCTAGTATGATTCAAAATGCTGGGGCTTACTCAGAAATATTACAAGGTGCGGGTCCATTAAAAAATGCCATGATAATGGCTTTGACTCCATTTACGGCATTGGGTAGGGGAGCAAAGGGTTTGGGTAAAATGGGTATGAGGGGTGCTGGTGGAATAGGGAGAATGGCTCTAGCAAATCCAGCTAATACACTGGCTGGTGGAGCATTGGTTGGTCAATTAGGTATGGCTATAAGTGAAGCTAAACAAACTGCTAAAGAAGCAGGAGCATCTGAGGGTGCGGCATTTTTAGCTGAGTATGGCGAAAAGGCAACATTCGGAATGAGTACATACATCGCAGATACTAAAGAAGTATCTAAGGGTTGGCAGATATTATTCGATGATTTAAATGGCTCTCTTAAAAATAGTAAAGCTAATTATGATAAAATGATGAGCATTGATACTAGACAAAAAGCTCAATTAGATGTATTAGCTGAACAGAAAAAATCATTGAGTAAATTACTCGATGAAAAAGAATCTGCCGATGATATTAAAAAGGCACGGATAGAACAGAAAATTCAAGATAAACAACTAAAGATTCTAAAACTTCAAGAGAGGATATTGAAAAATGATCCTAGAGCTAAAGCTAAAGTAGAAAGAATAGATAAACTTTTGGCAATGCAAAAGAAACTAAATGACCCCAAATTTCGTGGGAAACTAGCACATAGATTTATAAATGTTCTTGGAAATACAGCAGAAGAAGCTAGAGAAAAAATAGAAAAACTCAAGGCACAAGTAGATAAAGATGTTGCGAAGATTAAAACTAGAGAGGTGAAAACATCTAATGGAAGAGAAAAGAAGCAAATAGATGCAAATAAAATACTTGATGGTTCTCTTGGTTCTATATCAAGAAAATATGAGTCACGTGGTAATGCTGGTACTATCTCTACTGGTGTCGGAGATCCTGGCGGTAAATCTTATGGTTCATATCAATTATCATCCAATAAAGGAGTTCTGCAATCTTTCATAAACCAATCAGGGTTTAAAAATGAATTTGATGGATTGAAAATAGGTTCGCCTGCATTTGATAAGAAATGGAAAGAACTTGCACAAAAATATCCGGATCAATTTGCGAAAGAACAGCATGACTTTATCAAGCGTACTCACTTTGATCCAGTTGCGAAAGAAGCTAGTAAAATGGGTTATGATCTATCAGATAAAAGAATCAGAGAAGCCTTATTTTCATCATCAGTACAGACATCATTTAGTGGTAATAAAGAAATACTAAAAAATGCAGATCCTACTGGTAATACAGAAGAGCAAATCAATTCTTTATATATGGCAAGGAAAGATTATGTTGCTAGAAAGGGTGGATTGAATAGCAGAACAGAACAAGCTGTTATGAAAAGATATGATCGTGAAAGAAAGGATGTTCTCGCAATGAGAAACCAAGATCATATACAGGTAGCTAGTTTGAATCAAGAAAATATGAAATTAAGAAATCAAAGACAACAACCAGTTGTTAATAATACTGTTGTCAATCAGGGTGGTAGTAATCAATCAAACAATCAAAAGAAAATTACTATCGAGCCAAGAGCATCTGAAAATACATTCATTAGAAATAATGACCGAGCATTTAAAGGTACAACAACATAAAAAGAGGAGATCAGAATGATCTCCTCAGTAGGTGGGAATATTATATATCATCAATTAGGGCAGATATACTATCCAATTCATCAAAACTATCATCTTGATATGTTATATCTGACCCAGCATCATCATTTGTCTCGTCAGGATAATCATCTTTTGTCTCAACAGGAACATCATCACGAACTTTAGATTTAGAAACTTCTGTTTCTACTTCTACATTATTTAACCCAACAACTTTATCAAACTTAGCTTTAAGTTCGTCATATGATTTAAAACTTTTTGGATCAACTAATTCTTGTAATGAGTATTGTTTATTCCATACCTCTTCGATCAATTCATCATCATCATATATTACTGACTGTGATAGAAAAACAGATTTATCATAATTTCTATATCCATCAACCTGTCTAATAATTAACTTAAAGTTTGCACCTTCCCAAAAACAAAATGGAAATATAGGTTCAACTCCACCAAGCTCATCATCCGGCGGACTCATTAAATCATTAATCTTGTCCATTATCTTTGTACCGAATCTATATAAAAACACCTTGCCCTCGTTCTCAGGAGCTTTAGGATCAGCGACTACAAGAATGTTTGAATAGTAGTTTAACTTTCTCTTTCTCTCTCTTGCAAGTGATTTATTCTTTTCCAAACCTGTATTCCATAGTAATGTGTTATTTTCAGAAACTGGATCATTCTTTTTAAGAGTTGTTAAAGAATCTTCTATATACCACAAACCAGTTGGCCCTCTAAAGTAATGTGAGTATTTTTTCACAAATGGGAAATCTTCTCCCTTAGCCGCTGGTAAAAATCTAATTATGGCACTGCCATTACCACTTTTATCAAGAGTTGGTTTCCAAAAACGATCATCTTTAAAGGATGTCTTTTTAGAGGAATCATCAATAGATTCCAACCTCTCGGTTAGTGAGGCTATTTTTTCACTCGCTCTCATTTTTTTCAATTTATTGAAATCTTCTGCCATTTTCTTTTCCTTTTAATTACTTTTAATTTCTTTTTATTATAATTCAATACAAAAATTGTTTAACTGGTAATATTATAATATATATTTACTTGTTGTCAATTATTTTTTTCTTAATATATACACCAAATTGCCCCTCATCTATATACTTTATTAAAAAAGGACTATACTTTGTCATCTTTACTATTTGATTCGGTAATAGAATTGGATCATTAGATGATATTTTCCACCGATCAAATAGTTTTAAAAAATGATTTGAAATTATAACTGTTTCTAGCATTATTTTATTTTGAATATACAATTTAAAAATAAAAGGATGCTGTCCATCGACACATTTAAACGCATTTGTAAATTTATCTCCGTCATATTCATCTATCAATTTCTCAAAATCTTGCTGAAAAAAGTAAAAAAGACTTTCAATAGTTGTTGTCCATTTCTTATGAACAGACATACAATGTCCTTTAAAAGTATTTCCTATCCAATAATTACTATCATCTATCATATTAGATACAAATATCTCTTGTATTACATGAGAATAATATTGCTTGGCCATTTTCTCAAAAAAGAATCTATCCTTTCTTTTATAGTATGTGTCTTTGGTTACTCTCAATTTTCCATTATATTTGAAATAATCATACGATTCGGATGTGAAATGACGTTTAAGAGCTAAATACATACAAAAAACCTGATATGGTGTTAATCGTATATAATTATTCTTCATCATATTCTAATGGTTCTATCTTATGCTTAAAAAAATTTCTGTGCGACGCTTCACGATATAATTTATCTCTAAGACTCCTTGTCAATAATTTTGATACCATATCAAGTTCAATAGAGTTCTCTTGAATCTTAATCATTATAGCATCAATCACATTAAGATCAACATTTCTTTTTAATAATTCCTCAACAGATTGAGAAAAGTCACTCTGGTCTAGTAGTTTAAGCATTTATTCTCCGCCTATATCGTCTGTGTGTCTAAATCCTAGAAAGACGGGAAATCTTGGTGCGTCTTTCCCAAATTCCTGATACTTGTACTTCACAAACTTTCCAATATATTGTTCTTTGTTGTTCCAAATTTCTTTCCTCTGTTCATCATTGAAACCAGATCCTATATTAAAAAGTATCTCTCCACCATTATCTAATGTTTCTTTGACTGTCAATGACCCAAGAGTATCGGCTGGTATCATACCATCTTTCGCCGAGCTTCTTTTAGCATACCCCATCTCATCTTTCTCCTGAACATTGGTATTCGTCATTTTTTCCACGAAATCAATTACCGTTGCCTCTGAATCTTTGAATCGTTTGAGTTTTAATAGAATGGCTTCTTTGACTGTAGATCTTCCCTCTTTATATCTACCATCATATTTTCGTATCATTATACCCTCATACCCAGCGGCTATACATTCATTTTCATATTTGATTAGTTCATCCTCGGAAGAGCATGACACAACGGGAACAATATTTACTTTGAAGTTATCATATAAGTCCCATGCTATTGTAGATAGTTTTTCTAATCGTTTAATATATGGTTCATCTAAATCATCATTAATATAATCGAATACATTATATTCAAAATAAGGTTCTCCATCAAACGACATTACTTTAGATTGCATCTGGTTGAACGTGCATCCAGGAATCATTATCTCACCATCAAATGTATGAGATAACTTGGATAATTGCTCACGTATATGTGTATTCGGAATCGGTTTTAATTTCCTGCTGACTGGTTGACCATTGATAATCAAACATCTAATACCATCCAATTTTGGTGATGCGAATACTGGATATTGTATTTTATCTAATTGACAAGTAGATGCAAGTAAAGGTTTTTTGATCATAATTAACTCCTATAATAGTATTATATTACCTATATTATAGTTTGTCAATTATTCTTCTATAATTTCATTTAGTGGTCTATCATCTTCCCCAGCATTTCTTTTTTCATAAGCAATTAGGAATAATATGCAACACCCTGCATGGGCGAGATGTGATAGTCCTGTTTCTGGATCTTTATCTTGGCCCCTATACCAAGCGGTGACGTGTCTGAATAAGGCTCCTATAATTCTCGACCATTTCATACCACCTTCCCAATTACGCTCATTATATTTCTTGGCACCCAATGTCATGACTTTCACTATTTCCTCAATAGCATCATAGGGTAGTAATTGCCAAAGGAGTTTCTCATCGTCGTACTTGACACCTTTCATAATATATCTCCATGATTATAGTTCAATAATTCCTAGTCAAATTTCACGTGTTTTTTTACATCTTCAGAAAGTTTTTTCAATCTATCCATCAATTTCTCAAAATCTTTAATAATAGAGGAATACTCTTTATATATTGGATGATCTTTACCAAATGCTTTTTCAGCTCTTTTTAAATTGAAAGTTAGCATTTCACTTAATTTAGATACAACATTTTTATCATTTCTAACAAACTGATTTGATAAACCATACCATAATAATTTAGCTATTTTAGGTACTACTGGCTGTGACATTTTCTTTTCCTCAATCTTTATTATAATTCTAATTCATCACAAGCAATAATAAATTCTTTAACAATCTTGGAACGAACTATATCCTCTTTCTCGAAACTAATACAAGAAAAAGACTTCATACGTTCTACAACCATCATCATATTATTTAAGCCTGTAACCTCTTTTCTTGAACGATTCATATTAAAATCTGACTGGCGAAAATCACCACAAAATATTATTTGTGTTTTATCACCCAGTCTTGTCATTATACTATGATATTCGTGCCATGTCAAGTTCTGGCACTCATCAACTACAACAACACAATCATTTATATTTATACCTCTGACAAATGAAGTACTCATGAAATGAACAACTTCATTTTCCACCAATGTTTCATACGGATTCATTATGTTACATATTTCATAACAAATGGATTCATATAATACGTTTTTTTGTTTTTCTGTTATTGGATTAATTTTTCTAAGTGATAACTTACCGCTCTTCCGACAATGATATTTGCTCATTTATGGCCTATTGGTTCTAATAGTCTTTCATATTTGAACGCCTATTACTCTTTTTGATCCTTTTAGTTATCTCTCTAAATTCGTCGGTAGGTTTATGCCTAGCAGTTCCGACGGTTGTTCTCATAATATCCATCCAACCTACAGCACCAAGTACAATGTAAAGGCTATCCTTCGCACCGCATTTTTTACAAGGTTCTTTAGTTGGATTTTCTCTATCATTAACACTAAGAATCTCCGTGAAACTATCTTCACATTCTTTACAAGAATATTCGTAAATAGGCATTGTTTCCCTCTTTCTAATTATTTATAAACCAACTCGGCTTGTTTCTAATAGTCCATTGACAAAAATTAAACTTTTCTTTAATATAATATTCACGATATGATTTCACTGCTCCACCAACTTTACAATAATCTGGCATCGCTAAAGGTGGTTCAGTAAATTCGTCCATAGTTATATTATCAGGAACATAGTTTAATATACCACGAAAAATTGAATCGCATTTATGTACTTTGATGTATCTATATGTATATTCATCACATAAAGAAACAAATAGTTCATATAACCATTTATAATTCTGATCAGATTTTCTGGCCCATATACAGCATGGATGATTGATATGTGTTGCTTTATATAAAATTGACTCTAGGTTGGAATTGAGTTTGTAATGCTTCTTTTTTCTGCCATTATTTAATATGACCAGTTCACCATCAAGAACTCGATGGGATGTGCATAGAATCTGTGCTGTTTCTAAAATCATCTTAACACAATGTTTATTATTGTGCATTTGTGCCGCAACAGACGGATCTGAATCAAGATAAAATATATTCATAATATAATTATACTATATTAGTCTAATTCGTCAAGGAATAAACCATCAATATCTTCGAGTCTAATATTCTCATTGCGTAATATGATACCACGCACATACACATTCGGATAATGAACGGAGTATACTGACTCAAACGTGAATGTTTGCCCCTTCATTCTGGTGTACATTTCCCCTGCTCTCTGTGGTCTGAATTTACCTATATCCATTTCTTGATCTTTACTAACATAAGCACCTGACCTTGATGTAGTGCCAATCAATAGAGCATTTTCTGAATCAAATGGTTTATATATTATCGAGTCTTGATCATACTTCTTACCAAGTTTCTTTAGAACACCTTTAAATTTTCCACCATCATCAGAATCAGGCCCGATAACAAAGAAAGATTTCTCTTTTTGCTTGACGACCGACCCATCATCTTGTGTTTCTAGGTATGTACCTTCCACCGTACTATAACCATACCCAGCTTGACGAATATCACTACCAAGTTTTTTTGATAGACTTAGATTTTCTTTCTTGGAATTACCATATCGAAAAGCTGAAATCATTCCAACACTTCTATCTTGATTGTGTTTGAGTAATCTTGACAACGACGATTCTTTGATAAATTTTCTATAGCTCATCTTTTCTCTCTAATTTATAGTACTTGTTTGATATATATGGATATTTATTTATATAATCCTTAATTACCTTATATTTATCATCTGGTATATCATCACCTACAAACATTTTAAATCTCCTGATATCTTCATACAAATATGGTATGCACAATTCGATTGTTTCCATGAAAAGTTTGTCGTCAATATTGTTCTTCTTGATATCTATATATTTATCATATAATCTATTTCGAACGCCTACAAGATCATTATACTCCCTCGTTGCTTCTTTAGCAAGTACATGATTCTTTATTTCTTCCGGCAGTTCTTCTAATTGTGAGTTATTCCAATAAACAACTGACTCACCTATTGATTCAAAGAAAGGACTCTCTTTTAATGACCGATATTCATCGGGTCTTGGAGCCCTTTCTTCTGGTGAGTAAAAAGCATATAAACATTTACCAGTCTTGCTATTCTGATATGTCGCCAACACTGGTTCTTTACCTGTCTTTATACATCTTTTCATGTCTTTCATTAAATTCTATCATACTCAATTAATGCTTTTAAATTTCTAGTAACCAATCCATTTACACTATCCTTTATCTCATCTAAAGATATATAAAATGATGGAATACCTAACTCTCTTGCATACTTCAATTCATCAATCACACCTAATGATTCTTCCCATCCAGGAATCGTCAATACTATAACAGCATCACAATGGTCTAAGAAAGATTTATCACAATCTTCCCAGAAATCCCAATCGGTTGGAATATCTTCGATAACCATTGGATGATTATATGCTATAGGCGAAAATGCCCATATTCTGTGATGTACAATAAGATGAATAGATGCAATCTGTGCGTCTTTAAATCTTTTCTCCCTTATATTTTCATCAACATGTGTATATGGTGATGCCACGTAATATATTTTTCCCATATTAAACCCTCCATTAGTTATTATTTCTATATATTATACTATATTCAATGGAGATGTCAAATTATTTTTTTGTGGACAACTCATGAACAACTTTACCAACTAATGGTGTCTCAAAATAAGGAGGTTCACATGATTTCCATATCTGTTGATGGTGTCCGCCACCATAGCCAGTCTTTTTCTTGAGAAAAAGGTGTTGTAATTCATGGCGATATATACCCTCTACGTTATAATTCTCGACAATAAAAACCGTGTCTGTGTTGGTATCAAAATATCCAACAGCACCCATAAATTCTGTAACCATTATAAGGTTGGCGCCACCATTATATACGACGCCCATTGATGCGGATGATATAACAAAGCATCTAGGTATATTAATTTCACTTGAAATTGGATCATCTTTCCACAATTCATTAGCACATGTTAAAGCACGTTCATAATGTTTTACCTCATTAAAATAGGCTCCACATGGTTTTAAATTATCCCAATTTGTATAATTATTAATCATTTCTGTCGGAAGTGGAGTAGTTTTAATGTGAGTCTGAACAACATGTCTTCCACCCACATCAGTGACGATAGGTTTAGGTGTGCAACCAAATACATATAATGTAAAAAAGGCAACTAATGCAAAGGATATAATATAGAATACCACTTTTATAAATGTGCCTATGAAAAATCTAACATATCTATTATAATATATGGCAACAAGAAATTTCCATAATGAAACTAAAATATTTTTGGGTATTGATCCCAAAATATATACTAATGAATCATGGCAAAAAACCAGTACCTTCTTTGTTGTTTCCTTTAATTTCATATTATCCCTCTGTTATTTCGTTGTTTGTATTTTCTTCAAGGCTCTCAGACTCGACTGGTTTTTTCTTTTTATTAACTTTTTTCGTCGAAATAGGAGCTAGTTCTGGTATTAGTTTTTTTAATTTCTTCGGTGATATACCAAGATCTAATTTCTTGTCTTTAATCAATACCAAATACTCTCGTTCTTTCTGGTCTATACCAGCATACAGATCGAAAAATAATGACTCTCGTCTAGGTGGTTTGAGATTTCTACATGGAACATCATTTACCGATGCAAAAATATTCATCTTTCTGGCTTCGGCCTTTAAACTGGTATAACCAAAACCATTTGGACATTCTTCTACTTTGATTGGCGGAGTACCCTCTGGTATTAATGATTTTATTTTCTTATCATAAGCAAAGAGTAACAATGCCTTTAGTGGAACTGTGCATTGTATGTAATGCTTTTCGAGTATTGATAGCTTTGTTGCTTCATCTTCTGCTTTTATAACTTCGTCAAATATTTCACCAATAGTCATATTCATTTCATAATCTCCTTTAAAAATCATTTATATGGGGTGTCAATAATTTCAATTTATTCATAACAAAATATTTAAAAAGTCCACTTCTATCAGGAACTTTTGCATTGTGGTATGATTCTATTATATCTTTCTTGACTTCTTTAGGTATTTGAGATAGATCAATAATTTCTTTATTGCGATAAAAATTTCTTTCTGCTTTACTATCTGTCCATACACCTGTATTTATCTGCTCCAGAATAGCTTCTTTTCTTTTCTTTGTCAACTTACTTTGCTTCTTGTTCTCATCAAATAGAGAATCATCTGAACTTACAATATTCGGAACACCATCACCCGAATCACCTTTCATAAGATGTTCTATTAAATATTCTTGTGGATCATCTGTGTATATAAACTTTTTGAGAATAGGCGAATACTGCTTGACATTATCATATTTTTGTAATTGTAGAAAATCTTTATCAGATGACAATATTAATACTTTCTGCTTGCTATCCACTAATAAGCCATCAAGTTCATTCTCTTGTAGGTACTCGCACATTGTAGCTATTATATCATCCGCTTCTGCTTCATCAACAAGAACAACTTTATATGGAAAAATATTATCTATTTCATCTCTAATTTTATTAAGAGATCCGAATATTAAATTCCAATCATAATCTGACTTCTCTCTGAGTTTCTTTCTATTCGCCTTATAATATTTGAAATATGTTTTTCTCCAATACTTTCTTCCGTCACAGCAAAAAACCATTTCACCAAACTCATCTGAGAATTTACCACGAAAATAATGTATTGAAGATAGCACCATGTGCCTAACAAGACTTTCATTTAATTCCATTCTTGATGAATGAAGCTGGGACATTAAATTACTGATCACAACTTGGTTAAAATCCACAAGTATCATATAAACCTCCTATAATTTCACTCTAGGACGCACAATATTTTTTAGAGCGTCATAACAAAAGAAATTGACATCACTCTGATGATAAAATTTCTGTAGGGATATCATTAACTTTTTGTCCTCGTCTGAGCCATTTTCATGTGATTCCTTTATCTCATCATACAATTCCTTTAGAGTTATATGAAAATCTTCCGGATATAAACCATCATCATATTTCGAATCTGGATTAAATTTACTCAACTTTAATTTTCCACCATATCTATATTTACAATATTCTTGGAATGGTTTCAGTAAATTTGAATTACCGATGTTATTACATTGATTCATTTTATATCGCAAGTATAACAACGCACCATTCTTACTTCTTTCTTCTTTCAATCTATCTATTGTATCATATTTTATACAATGAATCAATGCATTCATTTCATTAAATCCTAGAGTATAGATGTGCTGTTCCAGATCACAATTTTTGTGAGGAAAATATGTCTCTAAATCTATATCTGTCGCATCTTGAAATGTTTTCAATAACTTGGCAATCTCTTCATCATCTCTAATATCTTCAACAACAAATGAAAACGCATCTTTGTTTACCCATTGCGACGACTCACGGGCATATCTAAGACCATCATCCGGCCAAAAATCTTGAAGAGAATCTACATCGATCCATAGAGCATAATTTCCCTGATCATCCAATAAGACATAATCTTTAAATTCTAGTTCTCCAGGATTATCAAAAGATGGCATTACTCTAGTAAAAACTCTACCCCACCTTTCTCTACTTCCATCCAGCGGCTCGTATGTATTAGCCCTACGAACATCAAACTCTTCACCAAAACGATCAATAATATATTTTGATAATTTGATAGTTAAAATAACATCACTCAATGATTCATGATCCTGTTTCTCGTCTTGACCTAATATTCCAAACTTCTTACATAGCTTTTCTAATTTAAATGGTCTATCATTTCCATCTATTACTATTCTTCTAAACTCCTCATTCTTACTAGCAACATAATATGAGAGAAATCTCGTATCAGCATAATATAGACATCTTTTATTAAAGTATGGATACACACCATTTCTAATCATTGATGTTCTTAAAAAAGCTAAATCAAATTTACTCGTATTATGACCTATCATTGCAACTGGTTCTCTCTCACGCTCTATCCTAGCGTCTATCCAGTCTTTTATAGCTTGCATAGCCTCTTTCTCTGTCTGATATATAGATGTCTCTTGATGCTCTAGGACGTCTATCCTGTTAGCTAGGATAGCACCTGGCTGTGGTAGTTGTAACCTTGATATCTTAATAGTACCAGTAAATTGATCTATAATTTCAAAATCTTCATCGACCAGCACAAAAGCAAAATTTAATATTTGACCGATTGGATTTATATCACTTGTCTCTAAATCCCAAAATATACTCTTCATTAATACACCTTCAATAAAATTGTATGCTTATTCAACCTACCATTTGGAGTATAATCAGTTGTTTTAATTTTCTCCAAAATTTTCCTACAACGAGTTTTGGCATTACTCATTATTTCTGGAATAACCTCATCAGGTTTCCGTAACCTTTTTTCCAAAGATGAATCATCTACATTTTGAAGTGTTGAGCCTTTTATCATAAAGCCAGTAGCACTACTGCAAACATATCTAGTTAGTTTTTTATTCTTCGTATTGTATGTCCATAATTCAGACTTTCCGATTATCTTTTCTGGATTAATACTTTTTAATGATAAATTATTATATTCTTTTAAGTAATGTAGTTTCTTTACCTGCTCTTTGGGTGTCTTAATTTTTCTTTTTCTTTTCTTTCTGGTTGGTTTAATTTTGGCAATCTCTTCTTTATATTTCTCCAAATCTCTAAAAATATCTGTATAAAATCCTATGAACTTTTTCATGTGAGTTTTCTTATAACAAGACATTGATTCAAGCATTTCTTTATCACCGTTTAATGCTTCTTGGAAAGGTATGATCTGTCTATCAATATATTCAGATATCTTATTGAAGTGAATACTCTTTACACTATTTGTATGCAAAAAATTATAGAATGAAAAATCTGACTTAAATTTATTCTCAATAAAATTATCCAATTCTTCTTCAAGTGTTCCAATATATTCAATATATTGCTCATTGATATAATCTTGGATTGTTTTCTTTCTAACCTTAACGTCTTTCTTTTTTCTGTTATGTATTCTTTTACCACGTTCTATTGCGGAATTTATGGCATCATATAAGTGATTTTGACCATTTTCATCCAACTCATATTCATCATTATTCATGCTAATTCTTGCGAGCCAACCTGAATTTAATGGTATATATTTGTCTGGAGATTCTTTGAAGTATTTTATATCTGTACTATCATAATCACGATCTTCTTTCATATATTGGATTATATACTTGACACAATCCTTTCTCGATTTATTCGCATTATACCAGTTTAATAATCTCAATATTTCCATATCACCATTATCCAATGAAAATACTGGCTCAGTGATCTGCTTTTCCAAAATCTTTCTATCTTTAATTTTTCTCTTGGTCTTTCTATCCATGATGTATTGTATCACTTATATAATATAAATCAAATCTTCTATATAGGATATCGTCATATTCTGATTGGAACATTAGACTTTGGCTCATTATTATGACTAAAATATCTCAATAATTATAATATATTACTTAATCTATAACCTTAACAAGTCCAGCTTTCAATAATTTTGTCAATTCTAGTACGGCTGTATTATCTGCATAGGTTATATGACCCAATGTGGATAAATGATTGATATGTTCTTGGTCTTTCACACTCATCTGACCATTTTCTAAAATTCTCACTATTACATCTTTTATATTATTTTCCATGTTTCTCCTTTAATTATCAATTTACACTATATATAAATATACGGTATGTACTAATTATATATTATGTATAGTAAATGATCAAATTATTTAATAAGCAAAAGGAGATTTAAAATGCCTATATGGACAAAAGATCGTGCTCCATACTACGCACCCAACGCAGTTCAGACAGCAAGTGGATGGACTGACAAAGATACGGGTGAAGTATTGGTGGCAATTAGTGATTTAGATGAAAAGGGAGGAGCGGCCAATATCGTTTCTGTAGTTTTTGATGCGGAGAGTTATGTCTCTGGTGACACCGTTGAAGTAACAGTCACATATTCAGAAAAGGTTGATGCCTCAAATGATGAAACTCTCGTCGTATCTATTTTAGATGCCATTGATGGTGTTACGGAAACAGTAACACTCACATCGGCAGCAAGTACGGATTCATATGATGTTGTATTCAGTGGAACTATAGAAGATAAAGACAGTGGAACACTTAGTATAGAAGATCAGACAATAAGTGGATCTATAGCTGATTCTGATGGTGCTGATACTAGTGCTTTGGCATTAGCTAGTGTTACAGCAACAGCAACATATACTGGTAAAGCTAAAGTTGTTAGTGCCGCTTTCAGTCAGCCTCTTGGATATGACAACGGTGATACTCTAGCAGTGACATTAACATACGATCAAAATGTTACGGCAACTGGAGATGAGGAAATTGTTGTAACAGATAGTGATAATACCGACCATACTTTGGTTGCTAGTGTATCTAGTGGATCAACGGATGTAGTATTCACGGAAGCCAGTGCTTTAGCAGGGACTACAAGTTCGACATTATCTCTTGATGCTCAGACTATAACAAATGATATAGAAGATGATGGTGCTAATGATACATTAGCTAATCCAACTATATTAGATGGTCTAGTTGCGGATGTTGATTACACATACACAGCATAATTAAATCAAAGCCCTCCCACGGGAGGGCTTTTACACTTCTAATATTATGGAATTTTTATAAGATTTTTTTCGAGATCAACATAATATACATACTTACATACGTAATATGAGTCCACAATATCACTTGTCGGACTCATATTTTTAATATCTTTCGTTTCCAATAAAGAATGTAAATCTAATTTTGTCTCTTCATAGAAAGTATAGTACATTTGTTCTTTGTTCGCATTACCATTTTTGGTAGCAAATTTTTTTATTGTCTTTGGTGGGATTTTGATGAAGTCTATTTTGTTTATATGTAAATAGTGTTTAAGAATAGAGCAATTTTCGGCAATCTGTAGCATCGTATTACCCCTAGAGCCATATGAATAATCTTCTATACCTACATGATTAACATTTTCACATTCATTCAACACCATATCTTTCAGAAAAATATATCGCTCTTCTGGTGTCAGAAAATCTTTCAGTGATACATCAACAGCTTTCACTTTATCTGTTACAATATGTTGTGACTTTTTTTTGGGTATAAAGACAAATCTACAATTATCAATATTAAAATCATCCCCATCGAATATACAAATTCCTGGAGATGACATTGAATAGTCAACGCCTATAATTTTCATTCTACGTCATCAATTCCATATTTGTCATAGAGTTCCTCAAGTAGTTCATCGTCACGATTTAAATTACAATCACTTTCCGTAATTTCTTCACCGCACAGAGGGCAGAATTGTATCGTTGGATGCTTCATCGAAACAATAATATGATATTTTTCATCACAAGACATGCAATTAATATTAATAAGTGTTCCCACTGGAAATACCTCCTATATTATTTATCACTTTAAATCCACAATCTCACAACTTCCACTAGAGCATGCAAGAGTATGGGAACTTTTGGTAGTATCTATCTGTTCATAATTTTGTAGTTCTGACCAATCAACATTCTTAGGCATATTCTCCACCAATGTATTATATTCTTCCTCAGTACATTCTTGATATGGTGCTTGCCTATAGCAATGATCTGAATGAGGAAGAAAACTCACACCTGACATACTATCAAAATGTTTATACACCCACGCACCAACTTCAAGCCATTCATGCTCTTTCACAGTAATCGTCACACTTGGCTTATGTTCACACCACGAATCTTGATACATTTTCCATAACTCCAATTGTTGAACAGCAGTCATACCATCTCTAAAGATAGCTCCATCAGGACTCTTAATTGGAAATGAAAATACTATTGTGTTATCAGGATTCATTACACATTTCTCATGAGGGAATCCCATGTCGATCATCATATGACATAAAGGATCTTTTATATCTGCCCTCACCGTTCTAATATAATATGGACTATATCTAGCATGTATTCCTGATGATGAATTTACTAACTGGCTGATCGTACCTGATGGTTTCACTGTTGTTATTGCGACTGATTGATTAATATTCAATAACTTCGAATATTTTTTATTTACTTCAATTGTCTTATTTTTAAATTGTTCTAACCGATGTTTAGTTTCATCACAAACTTTATTTGTCAAATGAGAATCCATGATACCTGTTAGACTAACACCTAGTAATCTTTCTTCTTCACAGTTATTTTTCCATTGCTTGGATAGATATCTGAAATTGGTCAATGTACATTGAAATGTTCCTAGTATTGTCGCTATTTCTATCTTATCTAATATATCTTCTTCTGTATCAGTTTTTCTTAATACAACTTCCGTGAGATTGCATAATTGTTTCTTTCTTAATATAATCTCAGCACATGGATTTGTTCCGAAATCATGTTCTGGTTCTCTACGTCCTGTTTTCTCTACTTGCTTTATTGCAGACGATCTATTGAAAATACCACGCTCACCCGATCGAGATTCATACAAAGATTTCCATTCATTTAAGAATATACCAATATCTGGTTTCTCGGTATAGCAAGCGGAATTATTTGCTAATGCCCTTTGAGGATTTTCTAACCACCATTGTCCTGATTTTGCCAACACCATTCTATCATCGCTCAGATTCGAAAGTGATAGACACGCAGATCTTCTAACCCCACCCGACACAACAATCTCCCCAATCTTACATGCCATATCGTGACATTCAATACTAGTCAATTTTCTTCCCCTAGCATTTCTGAAAATATTAGTAATGAATGATAATAGATTTTTTAATTGGTCTGGCCCCGATGCTCTACCACCAAAAGTTTTGAGAGGAGCCCCAGCAGGTCTAACCTTACTCGTATCAACATTTGGTATCTCACCACAATATAACATGTTGATATACTCTTTAAGTGCCTTTGACCAACCTAGCTTACTATCTACTACAACGATGGTGGACTCGGTTGGATATAATTCTTCTGGTACTTCTGGTAACTTGTTTATGTATTGTCTCTCGACCGAAAAACCAACCCCTGTTCCTGACATTAAGATATATAGAATCTCGTCAAATGCCCTTGGACTATCTATTGCTATATAGGAACAATTATATGCACACGTGTTATCACGTCTGAGTGCGTCGCCAGCAGACATTAACGCTCTCATACTGGGCATTACCTTCATTGTTAATACTGATTGTTCTAGCTTATTTCTAAGGTTTTTTGATAGGGTATAATTACACTTCTCTAATAGATGCTCTTCCATAAAATCAAAGTATCTCTTAATTGTTTCCTCCCATGTTTCTCTTCTTTTTTCATTAGCAACCCACCTCGAATATCTACTCAAATGTATAAATTGTGAATACAAATCCATCCCATATTTATTTGTTTTATTCATTATACCCCATTTATTTCGATTTTTTAAAAAATGTGTTTAGATATCATATTTATATTTGAAAAATAGTATCTACGATCTTTTCCATTCATTAAATTTAAGTTCGGCCATTAATCCCTGATGGGTATTTTCATCAATAATTTTCAATACATCAACTCCTGATAATACCATATCATTGATATCTTTATATGAAAAGTTTTTTATATCCCATATAACAATCTGATGGCCTTCTTTAATACAGTTTTTCATAGTTTTAGTTATATGCGGATTTCTTTTTTCATTATCGAATACAAAAACCATGTCATCAATTTTTATATTTGTCTGCTTTTGGAAATTATATATCATTTTATGTAAATTACTATTTGTCACTGCTAAAGCATTAGGTAAAAATAACGAATCAAGTGGCCCCTCAACAATATAAGTCCTTCGTCTCGAATCCCATCTATCTAGTCCATATATACTAGCTCTTTCATCATTTTTCGCAGTTGCGTATCTGATTATATTTCCTCGATCTAAAGCTCTACCTTGTGACGCAAATAAATTTCCTTCCAAATCATAAAAGGGTATCACCACTCTATTATCGGATGGTATGGACTCAGTTCTCGCATTATCAAAAACACTATCACACCACTCTTTATAATTTTCAGTATAATGTAATATACTATGAAATCTAAAAGGAATCTTTCTACTTTTTACCAACCTCTTAGCAGGGTGCTCTTCATTTAATTCAGCAATAGATGGGATATTTAATTTCTTTATCTCTTTCTTTATTTCAGGTTTTGCTTTCTTAGTAATTTTTATCTCAGATTCTTTATCTTTGTATTTCTCAAAGCAATACTCTTCAAATAATCTACCATCATACCATTTTAGAAAATTATAGAATGACATAGATTCTTTACAGTTATGACAATAATATATAAAGCCATTGCTCTTTCTAAGAACGTATGCTCTAGCTTTTCTAGTATTCTCTTGAGAGTCACCACATATTGGACATGAGAAATTCCAAAGGTAGTCATCTTTACGTTTGAAATTTCTTAGTGATGAGCCAATGAGTTGTATGTACTTAGAGTCAAGATACATTTATTCATCCGATTCATAATATTCACGATATAATCTAAGTACCTCTTTTTCTTCTATTAGATATCTTTTAATCTCCTGCATGTTTAGAGCAAGGGCTTTGTAACCATCACCAGTGATCGCAAAAACAACACCTCTCTGATTTTTATTTTTGAGTTCACGGAAGATTGTATCGACATTTTCCTTTGTGATGACAATCCACTCAACTCTTTTTAAATTTAATGGCACAGGATTCTCCAATGATAGTTTTGCTTTGTCTGTAGGTTCACATACTATTTGTTGTATAGGCGAACACCCCGACATACTTATACATAGTATAATGAATAATATTATAATTTTTCTCAACATGTATTTTATTCTCAACCTATAATGTTATTTTCTTCAATTTTTTAGTTAGTCTTTTGTTCACGGTGTACGGTAATCTAAAACCCATACCATGTCCAATATCTTCACCACTCTTAGCATTTTGGACAAGCAAATACTTTATCTTGTCTTTATTATATCGTCTATTATGATATTGATATATAGCATCAACAGCATCATCCACACTGATATCAATATCCTGTGGCTCTATTATAGAATCATCAATATTAATTTTACGCTTACTATCAATATACTCTATGTATTCCTTTCTGTTAAACTTTTTACTACCATCAATTATATACACCTTCTCAATTTGTCTAGGAGATATAAAACCCAAAAACAATGCTTGTGATTCTTGACCTTTCCCACGCTCTAACATATCATAACTAACTTCTGGTCTGAAGGAATCAGGATATTTCTTCTTCATCATATCATCACCTTTCAGTTTGGTTCTCTGACCATACATCGGATATAAGTCCTTACCCATTGCTTTGAATTTAATCACAACTTGTCCAAAGTGAAATGCTGTTTCAATATCTGGTGTTACATATAATCCCCTAGTGACACGTTTACCACCTACTTGATGTGGATATAATCTATGTACTGACTTCTTAGCATCAACACCATTCACACAAAAATTATATATATTCTCTTCTGTAGATCCATGAAACAAACTCAAAACAGTGTTAGGCTGTAACTTCTTTATATCACTAATTTTGCTTTCGACTAAGTGTATATCAAATCTTTTCATCAGTCACCGCATGGATTATCTTCATCACTTTCACCACCACTCAAGTACTCTAAACACTTGAAAACATCTTCTGTTCCATTATTGATAATTTTCTGAATGAGTTTCGGCTTTGCCTCTGCCAATTCTTCTAAACTTTTTTTACCATACATTTCTCTATTCAAAGTTTTCTCCAACTCATTCCTTTCTTCCGCAAGTTCTGTTGCCAGTTTTGATAGTCTCTTATTGGAAGAAAGGATTTTAGCTACATCCTTTTTATATGTATCTATGGTGTTTTTGGCTTGAGCATTTTCTATGGACAACTCATTGACAGTGGCTTTTAGTTTTTCTATAGTCAACCTATGGTTGATATCACGGATATAAACATAAGTGCATAGTGACAATATTGCAGCCACTATAGCAACCTTATACCATGAAATATACTGACCGATGAAACTCTTTATTAGTGTGATCATAATCTCCATACGAATCATAATTTGTCATTTGTAATCCAACCAACTCAACAGCAGATTCACCCAATGAATAAGTTCTCTCTACTATCGAATCACTTTCTGTCTGTGATACTGGCGAATAATCAACTTCTGGTATAACACATCCAGTTACATGTCTTTCGTATCTACTTCTATTTATAGGTGCAGTGACTCTCACAATAGAATCAGAAATCGTGACAGAAACATCACCGTCATAAATTCCGCAACCATAAAACTTTAGTCCTTTGCTATATTTATCGAGTGATTCTTTCCATTCGCTTGCATCAACATCTATAAGTGTAAAATTCGACATTATTATCTCCCTAGTTCAATTAATAAAATAAAAGATATGCTATTTCAATTATAGCATATCTTTATCTCAATGTCAATTACTACTCACCACTGAATGATAATAAGTAATAATTATTATATATACTATTAGTCACCAATATATTACTACCACTAACCACAACAATACCATATATATTTTTGGGTATATTCAAATCAACATCTGATTGTGACCCAGCTTTGACTAATAATTCTTTGGTTGAAACCAAATTACCATTGTAATCGAGTACATCAAATACAACCGTTTCGTCATTACTTGATACATTAGCAACTCGGACATCATTAATCTGACCCAAATACGTATTATATTGCAATAATTGTACAATACTTTTTACTACTGGCTCAAAGTCATTAGATACAACATAATCAACAGCACCATCACTTAGTCTATATTGAACTAATGTTGCATTAACACCGAATAAAGTTGAACTAACATTGACATGACCACCACCACTTAAAACACTATCAACAACAAAGTGTCTGGTTTCATATTTTGATAATGATAGAACATTATCATATACAGCTACGCCATTCTCATCATATACGGCTACTCTCACATCATTATCAAAATTACTTGGATTATTAATTTCAACAATATTATATGAATCATCATCCACTGATACTATACTATGTACTTCGTTTCTTGATGGTTCTCTAGCTGGTACAGTATAAGCAGTAATAAACTTCTCGCATGCAAAAACTGAATGTGCGTCAGGGGAGCAGTCATATAATACCCTAGAAGCAGTCACATAAAATTTCTGTGGTTCATCACCTATTCTTGACAATGGTAAAAATACAGCAAAACCAACTGTATCATGATCAAGATATTCATGAGTTGGGAAATCATATCTACCACCATCCCTAACTCTAACCTGAAATGTATGTTTAAAGCTAGTGACACCATTTTTTGTTTCGTAAACTGATAGATTACCGAACAAATCTCGACCGTCTTTCTCTGAATCTGTAATTCTAACCCAGTTGGCGGCTCCACTACCACCTAACCTATAGGTATTCAATGTTACTACTTGTGAAGATGTAACGGCATTTTTGAATGGTAAATAAAGTGCGAAATCAAAATCAGTATTATCACCAAAACCACTGCTTTCTGGGGAAACCCTGTATTGTGTAATTCCACCAAACCACAAACCTTCTGCGTCGATTGATGATTCAATGCAAACAGTACCATAACTATCAACATCTAAACCATTATCATTAACAATAATATCTTTCTTTGTATTTGGTAATACATTGAATACAAAATCACTCTGAACATCACCCCACAAATCTGTGTAGGTATATCGAAATTCGAGATCAACCATACTCTTGTTGACGACACTTGCTATATTGATGTGTTTCAAGAAACCATTGACACTAGAGCAAACTTTTGAATCTAGGTCTTTTGACGAACAAGATGTTCCATCGCCATCACAAATTCCACATTGGTCAACTACAGCATCGCCATTGGGTACACCTGCACAATCAACAGGACATTTCTGTGAATCTCTACTAGCAGTTGCGGTTTTACCTCGTAATGACCATACTAAATTACCACCATCGAAATCTACACTGAAAACATTAACAAATCTACCCTTATTATAAAATTCAGTTTGGTTTCTGTTGCTAGGACGTGGGGTAAATTTATTATCACTACCTACTGGTATTGATACATTGTAATCATTACCATTATAATAGCCAAAATAAGCGGTATATAATTTATCTGACTGTTGATGAACACACTCAAGAACAGGAGAAACCTTTGAACATTTTCTCTCATAGTATTCTTCACTACATCCAGCCTTTGGTTTAACTGACTTAAATTCTTTATTGAGTTCAAATCTGTATGAATCACCCACGTTTAAGTCATCATACTTATAAACTGATCCATCACAAAATGCAAATGTAACATGTGATAGATCTTTGCTAGATTCTACCAGCACACTATAGCCATCATCACTATAATCAACACTGAATGTTGCTTTACACGAATAACATAACGGTTCCACATTAACATCCGCACGGGCATCGCTATTGAATAGTAATATAATGATAATTAACATTTTCAAAAATATAAGTTTCATAATTTCCTCACAATAAAAGATTAATAATGTATATAGTATCGTCATTATAACACATAAACTTTATATTTTATACTAGAAATATCAAATAATATCAAATTAATATTATAATGATTATAGGTACTTACTAATGTAGTTCTGAAATGTCTGGTTTGATTTTTCCAAAAGTATCGAATCCTGATAGTCTATCCACTAAATCTTTCATGGATTCTTGTAACATGTGGGCATATTCAGTTATAATATGAACATGTTTAGTGATCTCGGCGGTATTTTGTGTTTTTATATGTATTAATAAATTATCTATATAAATTTTACATCTTTTAATCATCTGTTCGCCCTCTTCCATTTTTTCCGCAACCCCACACTCAATCATTTTAGGACTATTATTCATACTTTCAAATTTTATTTTTTTGGAATTAAATTCTCTTTCAAGTTCAGTCCATGCTTTATGTAATGCCAAATATAGTTCCATGCTTGATTCAATACTCATAAATCCTCATTATTATAATTTTAATAGTTCTCTTGTAATTTTATAACCTTATATGTTTCAGCCCTTCTCTGATTCACAACACTGTATGCAGATCTATTATTAATATTAGTTATTTTATATATCATATATTTTCATTATAATCGCAAAAGTTCTTTAATTTCGTCATGGCGTCCATCGAATGTATATGTTCTCTCATTCATTGGCAATCTTCTACCCTGATCATCTACCTGATGTAATCCTTGCCATTCAGCACGCCAAATATACACAAGGTTATCATGTGCGATGGCATTTCTAATCAATGTCTGAATTTCCCACCATGATGTATTACCATGCGAATCATAATCATACGGATAATAATCTTCATCAGCATATCTCATAGTACTACCATCAAAATTAATGACATCACCTGATCGACAAGAATTAGCAGTACTTATATTGGTGGTATGTACTTCTGAATTGATAATACCATGTAATGTATTATCTAACCTATTGACATTGATATCAACATTAGGTACGTGACCAAAAACTTCAATCGCAGTGTTCACCGAAACAGCTTCCGCTTCACCTGTCATATTTGATTCGAGTTCTGGAACTATAGTAAACGTCAATTCTGGATATGCCAATACATAATTATTCAGTATATCGGTATATACATTTCTCAGTGATTCTTTTACTGATCTATCATGTACCATATAATAATTAAGTTGATCGATGTCATATTGTGGATAGAATTTAACATATTCACCACTGTGTCTAGGTCGGCGACATGGGCCGCATATAGCATATATCTGTATATGGGGCTTTAGATCATATATACCTTCCACCAAGCGATAAAAGTTCTCATCATGTTGCCCGAAAACTCTATAAGGAAATGTAAATGTGGCTCTATGTCCCTGACGTGTTGACCTAAGAATATCTATCGCTTCATTGACTGGGAATCCTTCATTTGTCAATCCGAACAACGACAACCCAACCGTAGGTTTCAGTAATTCAACTCCATTATCAGTTGAATTGTTATCGCCGCCACCGCCACCACATGAAATGGTAAAAGCAACTGCGAATGCCACCACAACAGCCACAAGCGATATTTTTTTCATTAACCTATACCCCACTTTTTTTATTATGTATTTTTTTCGACAACTCTTTAATTTTATCTATATTGAGTTCTCCATCTTCCCTATTTCTTCTTAAATATTTAGTCTGATCCCTATTCTTAACCACGACTGTACCGTCACCAACCCCAGCTATAGCACCACTACCTGCTACATTTGCTATCTCTTCTATTTCTTGACAAGTCAATCCATCAATCATTTCTCTGAAAGCCTGCTCATTATCTTCAACAGCCTCAGAATAAAAATCTTCAAATGATTCGCATAAATTATCATCTTCAAACAGAAAGTCATCTTCATCAAAGTATTCTGATTCACGGATAAAGTATAGTGCGGCCGCATAACTAGCTATTTTAGATCTTCCAAACGGTAGTCTCGATAATAGTTTTTTCATTTTGAGTATGAAGAGATCAAATACAGTAAATGCTTCTTTCTCTTCTTTGGTTTTTAGATCTTTCCTGGATTTAAGTATATTACCCTCTTCATCAATTATACCAAGATCAAAAGCCAACCAATCTTCAAAAGGTTTAGTCAATTTCCGAATGAAAAGATATATTATATAGGTATCAATTACCCTAGATTCATTAAGTAATGTGATTTCTTTTCTTTCTCCAGCTATCATAACCGTTTTAATACCTCTAGTACTTCCATATTCATTGGAATATGCTCTACTTTAATTGGATGCTCTTTTATATATTTTACTTCATTTTTCAGGAAATTCAAGTAAAAAAGAAATGCCGTTAATTCTGACCAATGCTTTGGCTCTATTTTGAACATCAATATTCTGACGCAATCATCAATGCCAAAAACATTAGACAACTCAATTATGTGATTGAGTATGAGCCTTTCTTTAAGAATACCCCTAGTCTTATATCTATTTATTAATCGGATTATATAGTTTATTTTTTTCAGATCATTATAATAATCCTTTGTGGAAAGACAAGGAGTTCGGTATGCCTTCATAGCATACACATCAAAATTATCATCGGTAATCAAAAATGACATTATTAATAGATTGTATTATATGATTATTTTCATCAATTAGTATAAAGTGGCATCTGGATATCCAATACTGAATATTATTCCCATCAGTAAAAGAATATAGATACCACTGAGTGTGAGTAATGCTTTCTCTAATTTATTATAACTCATATTAGTTTATGTCCATATCATCCCTACTTTCAGCACCCGTATTAACAACAGATGTGTCGGTAAATTCTACGTTCTCACCATCCCCAGGAACTGGATCAGCATCCGGATCAGTAACTACTTCTCCATCCGCCGGTGGTAGTATAGATTGTTGATATCTAATTACTGCTTGTAATGTCATATCATACAATTCACTTGGTATAATCAACATTAATTGACTGGGAAATGATACCGCTGGCATTTCTATATCGGGTATAATGACTGGTCTGGAATATGTATATGAAACCATCAACCTATATCCCTCCCCAACTCTTGATGAATCTTTCAGTATATCAACACAAATTGGTTTCTCATCTGATGGTAATTCATTCGATTCACTGATTAATGCCATCTGTTCTAGTGCATCACCTAGATAATCGACAACACTATCTAACTCATTTCTATCAAGATTGATATCATCTTTGTCTTTCATTTTATCATTGTAATCAGTGAGTCCAACGATAGCAACTTTTTGTAAATCATCTTTAAGTTTTCTTAAATCTGCTTTACCACTTTTCATCACTTTATTTTGTAGTTTCTCCCAATGTTTTCTGTATATCTCTCTATCATTCTCGATATGATGTATCAATACCTTAGCATCTCTACTCATTTTTTCTTCTGATAATTCTTTACCCCCAGCCAATTTATCAAGTTCTTTCTTATATGTGGCTTCATTTACCTCTGAATCTTCATCATATTCAACTTCTTCATCATCTGCTTCGGTGTCTGCTTCTTCTTCAACATCAAGATCATCCGCAGTTTCGGCATCATGATCTTTCTTGTCATATAGAATTTCATCATCAGGCATATGACTCTCTTTAACTTCTTTACCCTTTCTTATATCATTAATGATCTCCAGTATATCTTCTGGTACATCTAATATATCTTTATATGACATTGTTATCTCCTAAATATCGAAAATCTTTTTGAGGATTTTACTTTTCCATATTATTAATTAATTCTATCAACTTTCGTCTACTGACAATTTCGAAAAAAGTCTTTTGTTTTAAACTATTTAGTCTTTCTAAATTATACTTAACATCACACCATATATTGTTATAGTGCATAGTGTTGTGTTTAGGCATCAAAACCACCTGAAAAGCTGTTTTGTGCGAGCTACCTTTATTATTTATATTAAACAAATTATCATTATCTTTATTATCGAATAAACATGCTACTAATAACTCATCAATAGTATTCATCTTATCTATATTAATATTGATATATTCAAGATACTCCAATCCTGAATCGTCGTCATGTTCTTTAGATCCAATAACCACCACCTCATCTACACTTACTTCCCTCACTTTATTGATTTTTGAATACATGCTATCATTAGAAGTTACAACATAACACTCATCCTTATTAAATATAACATGCTGTGCTTCTTGACGATCATATAATAATGTTCTGGCAGCCCTCGATGGACTCTGTACCTGTAATGCCTTTCTCACACTGAAACCAAGAGGACAATAATATCTACCCTTTGACGCTTTTGTCTGTTTGATGGTGCTTCTATACACTGGATTTCCACTCAGTGTCAAAATACCCACACCATATTCATTTAGTCCTTCAGAATATTTTGAGAATCTATCCCATAAGAGAAGTCTCTCAATTCCATCCCTAAACGATTTTCTAATTTTGACCGATGGTTTGTAAACTCTCTTCTCGGTCTTTATACCAATCCATCCATAAGAATGTATATACTTACAAATTATAATACTCATTACTTCTTATCAAACTTACTATTGAATTTCTTAAATACTTTAGATAGACTTCTTTCAACATCTTCCATACTTCTGTATGTTTCTCTTTTCATGGCTTTCAGTTCATCTATAATAAAACCAAGTTCTTCTTCTATCTCATTCATACTTATGTATTTAGGATTTGTCTGAACAATCTTCCGTGGTATTGTTTTCAATCTACCATTTTCTTCTTGTCTCGGATATATAATACCATGAAGTGCCCAGGCGGCTTCTCGCATTATCACAGATCTTTTTAACATCACCATTGCAATATATTTCTCAGTATCTTTAACATCAAACTTAATCCACTGCTCACTATCGGAACTCTTTGTATCAAGTTCTCTCGATATACTTAATATCGCATCTTTCTTTGTAAACTTCTTCGACTTAGATTTACCAAGAGCAGATTTCAATTTTTTCTCAGGAAATAATTCCTCAGGATTCTTGAGTACACTCTTCGTTCCAAACTTTCTGGTATTCCACTCTTGATTAAATAATTTTATCTTTTTTCTGTTATACAATATTTGGGTATATACTGTCATGTTATACCCTGTATCACTTGACCCGAGCCCAGTGTTGCGTCTTTCATCCATAGAAACAAATATATCTGTAGTGAATTGTTTCTTTCCATCAATAGTAGAGAAGTTCACTATATATTTAACGTGATATCTAAACCCCGATTTATTTGGATCGGTCTTGTCTATGGTATATGTTAATTTTTCTGATATGATATTCTCAAGATAATCTTTAATTTTTTGTATGTCTAAGGTATCATCTATATATTTTATAACCCGCTCAGCAAATTCTTTCTTCTCCTTCTCAGCACTATCCCAATCAAAATCCATTATGCTGGAAGATGTGCCACCAACCTTCTTGAGTTCATCATAAGCCGCATTGATTTTTTTCATCATATCAAGAGATCCACCCCTATCTGGATGGTGTTTGACAGACAACTCTCTATACTTCTTCTTGAGTTCATCAGGAGTACCAACCGACTTAATATCAAATACCCGCAGGGCATCCTGATATGACATTGATTCCAATAGATAATCTTTAAATTTTTTCATTGAATCCTCTTATCAAATATATTTTTGTATCATATATTTAGGTAATATTTTATCTGGTTATTTTAATATTCATAATTCGTCACCAAAATCTCATTTATTTTTCCACGCTTCGTTGCGTTTGAATTGATATTAGGATTAACCCCGATGAGATTAATATTATATTTTCCATATAGTCTATCAAAAAACCCATCATCGCAATATGAATTACTCAGCATACATTTTGCCCCCATGCCACTCAACTGTTCATACATACCAGCAAGTTCTTTCTGCTCTACATCTCCAAATTTATCTTTGGTATATGATGTAAAGGCAGATATATTAGAGATATGTCTATATGGTGGATCAAAATAGACAAAAACTTTATATCCTTTATCTATATTATACTCGCATATTTGGGTAGTTTGTCTGAAATCACCCTTAGTGATAATAGCATCATGGAACAATTCCCTGATCGCATGTAAATTTTCTGAATCATGGATATTGATTTTCTCAGTATTATTGAAAGGTACATTAAAGCCACCTTTTTGGTTCACTCGATACAAACCATTAAAACAAGTCTTGTTCAAGAAAACAAACAGTGCGGCCAACTCAGGATAACCACAAATATACTCTTCTTGTTTAAGCTCATTAAACCTAGCTCTTTGCTCATAATAAAATTCTTTCTTGAGTTCGCATGTATTGAAATCTCTTTCTATCGCTTCTAGTTCTACCAACAAATCTAGTATATCATACTTAACCGACAAGTATAGATTTATGAGTTCTTTATTATTATCAGATATAAACGCATCTTCGATCACACCCAGTTTCGCTACGTCAAGATATACAGATGCAGATCCAATAAAAGGCTCTACATATATAATCTTTTCACCGTCTCTAAACTCTCGTGGATAATATTTGCGAATCTCTGGTAAAACTTTATTCTTACCCCCAACCCACTTGATTATTGGTTTCATTCTCTTAATTCCCTTATTCTTTCTATCTCACCAACTATCTTTAATTTCACTATGTATGAATCATCGATCACATCTTCTTTTAACACCTCATCTATATACACATTGCCATCAAATATATAATGGTGTCTCACATCATCATTATAAATGTAAAAATGATTATGATCATAAGTCACCTCAAATGGCTTATCACCACACTTAACACTGTGTTCATATACATAAGTTTTCATCTGACTATCACATATCCACATTTATGACAGATCGCATGATCATCATTAATATACACAACTTCACCACATTGACCGCATACTACCACACAATCTAACATATAATATTACTCTTATTAATCAAATAATCAACATCGTCTCTATTTAGATATAACACAACATAAAATATATTTGGATAAGTATCAAGAATATTTAATACTTCTTCATCATTAAATATATATTTTTTATCATCATAACCAAAACCGACAAAATCTTCCGGCCCAGCAGGAAATGACTCTTCTGGATAATCTTCTTGCATTATAAGTCCATAACCACTATCATACATATAACCAATTTTGCTTTCTGATTCTGGAATCATTATAAAGTCATATTTTATCATACCAATCACCTATTAAATTTTAGTATATTCAATTATATTTCATTATATCATATTATATCATTATTTCAAAAATCTATATATTTTTAAAGTTCCAAGTATTCAACGTTCCAAGTTTTTAACATTCCAAAAATATCTCCACGATCCACGAAAACTCAATTCCATCAAAAACCCGAATTTGACCACAAATGACCAATTTTAACCAATTAGAACGGCCACTCAAAGTACCCCCAAAGCACCACAAACCCCCAAAATCACCCTCCACGCACCTTTTTCACCCATTCTCACATAATCTCACATCTGCTCCACACCCCATAACAGTTTTACTCAGTGGACGACCGTATATAACTGTTTTACTCTGTTTATAAGTGTTTTACTCGCATTTATTACCAATATAACCGTTTTAACACTCATTTATCGACATCCTGAGCGTATCCTACGTGTTTTACTCGCATTTATTACCCGTGATACCCCTGTGAGCAAACAAAGCGTCCTAGAGCATCCTATAGCAGGGCATTACTATCAATCTTATGATAATTAGATTCTGTTATATTCTTCGATCTATACAATGCTAGATCGAGCCAATACACTTTACCTTTGAGAAAGATATTATATGATTTCATTGAATCCATACACGTATCCATAAAGTATTCTCGGAAAAACACTTTTTGACCCGTTTTCAATAAACCGAGCAAATTCTTTGTATATAATGACGGCTTACTGTAGTTAGGATAATGTCGATCAGATATTTTTAACTTTGTCATCACTTTACGTATTTTCAGATCCCCACTGTCGGTATTACTCGTGTAATCCTCGATTTTATCATAGAATGACCAATTATCCGTTTCCTTCTTTTTTAGTCTGTATATGGATCTGTGAAATAGTTCGGCTATGTGGTAATAGTGTAATAGCTCTGGATGGTTTACTCTGCTCGGCTCTTGGAAATACTCTCTGATTAACTCCTCGTCGCCATTTAGTATTGCTAAGAATAGTTCCATTTGGGTTGAGTCCGGTAGTTCTTCGAATTTTTCTGGGAGAACTATATCTCGGCCTATTGCTTGATACCGAAAAAAATCTCGGCAACTAAAATATTGCTTCATATACATTGGAAAGATTTTTCCGTGGATTGTATTCTCTATTACATCATCGGTAGGAAAGACAAATATACTTAGCATTATTAAATCATGGATAAACTCTTGGTACTCGCTTATTGATATTTTGATGGCTCTATGAAATTCTCTTATTATTAGTTTATTGCGTATATCGTCTGGATTGTCTGTATGTCGTTTACCTAGAAAACTTTCTGGTTTATATAAAATAGCATATAATCTTGGAAAATACTTCATAATCACCTTTTATGGAAAATACCGTTTTTAACTCGTATATGGATATCGTCTCTTTTTACTTGATACTTGATATTCTGGCTCTGATTGTTTTTTTCTTGGAAGTTCTGGGACAGCTTTTTTGCTTGGAAAATTTTTTGGAGAGAAAATACCGCAACCAACCTAGTTATACCCTTAGAGTCTCTCGTTTTACGATCAATGGAAATACTGTTTTTTCTCTTTTACTGGAAACAAAGATGTTGGCTCCACCATGGAAAAAATGGACGCTCGCGGAACATATTATTATACACCTTATAAACCGTGCACTCTGTTCTATACTTCTTCCTTTCATCTAATAGTGCTTTCCTTTTGTCCTCATCTGTAATTACTGACTCCAAGCTGCCAAACTCTTTCCCTATATCTTTTTATATACATTCACAAAATTCTCTAGGTATTTGCTATGCAGGGCATCTATTAAGTTCTGTATTGTTACTGATGATCTGGTATAGGATGGATAATATGTTTTTGTATCTCATAGACTTCTTCTCCTGAAGTCAATTATCTTGTAAAGGTAGCCATCTGATATCTGAATACAAAGGTTTATTATGGTTTGTATATTGTCATTCTTGGCTATGGCTTCATATACTGTTTCCAGGCAGGGATATAGTTTGGTAAAACTTATATTTGGATCGGGTATTGCTACGGATGAGAAAAAGCAATCGGCTATATGGAGTATGGCCGCTTCTCTGATTACCATTGGACGTACTATCTCAGGCTCGCTTGCTATGTTTTGCGTGATACTATATAAGCTTGATTTGCCTGCTAGGCCTTTTGCGAGATTGTTAGCATCATTAGGATCATCTGGATTGACTTTGGCTATTCCGCATGATCGCATACCCATATTTGTTAGCAAGTCAATCACCGAGTACCGTGCACGGAGTCTCTTGTCTCTCACCAACTCCATCATATCGGAAGACAAGGCTGATAAGTCTTCAGGCTGCCCTCTTAGTATTGTTAAAAAGTCTTTGTTGTTATTGAGTATTTGAGTTACGACCATGTAATCGTGTATAAACTCTTGTATCTCGTTGTTATGATAAGCAACTTGGAGATAGTACCCTGCTAACTGATAGAATGAATCATTAATCTTTATGGCTCTATCTTTAAATAATGTATTAGGGAGATTCTTCCATCTCCCAGCATTACCGGGAAAATCAACTGCCTGATATAAGTATGGTATATATTTCATGGATGATTCACCCTAAGGAAGTTATTGTCTTTAGTAAACCAATCGACAAAGGTTCTGAATTTATAATGCTTTTGAGCAAACAAATCCTGGAATGTTATTACTTTCTCTTTATGCGGAATACCCTTTTCATAGTATAACCTTTCTCTGGTTTCTATGAGTTCCCTCATGTCTTGACTTGGGTAATTAAAGGATAGTTGATTCTGACTTGGCTCTAATAGTTCATACTCTTCTGGTATTGTACCACGATTGAATAAACGGCTAAAACAATCTGAGTAAAAGACTTGGGCAACATGGAAGTAATTTAGAATTTTGTTGTCGCTATGCTTGTCATCAAGGAAATGAGTAACACTTGTTTGATAATGAGTATATGCAGATATATCTAATAGAAACTCCCTGCCGAGTAACATATCAATCAACAGTGATACATGATCTTGGAGTAAAGTTGTGATCGATATATTATCTACTCTCAAGCCCGTCAATTGAGAGTAATCCCTAATCTTGTTTCTAATCCGATGTTCAATATAGTCAATACAAGTATTCCGTATATATGCTTCGGCAAGTGTATAGTCTCTTGGACATATATTTGGTTTGAAATTTCTTTGTTTGTCAATAGTCATCACTATTGTTTCTTTGATGTGGTATTCTGGTTTAATGAATATTTCATCTATTAGATTGGCCATAGCCCAATCATTGATCTCCCCCTGCTTTACTGCATCCTTAAAAAGATATATGGACTTGTTCTCGTCATCTGCGAGCTTCCATTCAAAAAAATTGACTAAGTATGGCAAATATCTCATTTACACTCCTTTTCTCAAAACATAATCAGAATGGATATTAAATAGGTCTGCTACATGTTGTGCAGCCTCTTCGAGAAAACTTCTGGGATAGTCATATCTCAATCGGTGGAGATCGTTTATATCAAGTTTGACTCCATAAGTTGATTCAACATATCTGGAAAGTTCTGATCTGATATCTTCCTTCGGAACAAAGTTCTGAAGTTTGCTTTTGTCCCATTCATATTGTGCTGAAACATAGGTATTTCCGCCCATTAGAATCTCCCCGCTAGCTTCACAATAGTCTATTTCTCTATATTGGTCTAGGTAGTTCTTTACTGCCTCTACACTTACACGCAAATCTTTCACCGTGCACTTGATTGATTCACTGTACCCACAATGCTCACGCCTTATGTTGATCGCTTTGGCAGGGATATTCAATGCTTTGACTAATTCTTTTTTTAGTTGATTACCGTTCTTACTCATATTGTTTCTCCTTATATTGCTATTGATGCAACTTCATCTTTGTTATGCTTTGGTGTAAACTCGCCATACCTAGCTCTGCCAATTCGATCACCATTTTCATAGTTAGTTACGATGATGCCCTTGCTGGTTTCGTTTTTTATAGCATCGAAAACTCTTTCCACATCATGATCTTTATGAAACAATCGTACTTCCACAACAGACTTTCTTCCTACCTTGTACGTGTACGCATCAAATCTATCATTATAATGCCCATAACCTAGCTTATATGCTACTATATTTTCAATTCTATAATCTTTCTTAGTGGTTAAAAATCGTCCGCTCATATTGTTTCTCCTTATATTGTTTTACGTTCTATATAGGATATCGTCACTTTTTTGGGTAAACTTGAGTATTTGGATCATATACATCCATATTTCTCAAATAAATACACCAATGTTTACAGGTACTTGCTAAGTACCTGATATTATTCATCCCAAGAATACTTTCTGTTTCTCTTCCTTTTTCTTCTCAAACCCAAAAAAGGTTTTTTGCTTTTTGTCTGATTTTAGACTTTTTACTGCCCTATTAAATAAAACATCCCACCTGATCTCATGATTATAGAACAATTCAAATTCTTCATCTGGTATATGATGTACTGTGCCCATATTATTTTCTCCAATTCTTTGATTTTTTTAATAACTCCCTAATGAATACCTTAACCACCTTATAGTTAGGATAATATACTACCTTGCTTTTTGTCGCTTCATGTAATATCTGTATAGGGTTTTTATTTTTCATAATGACTCCCTAGCTTCCCTAATTTCCGCATTAATTTTAGTAAATAAATGCGAATCTATCTCCCTAACCCAACATTTAGCCATATTACCATAATTCTCATCATCAAGTAAACTGTACCATCTGTCCAAAGCCTCAATGCTACCACGGACGCTTTTTGCTCTTTTTTTATTATTAAACTTAAATATATCAAATGGTCTTTTTGGTCTCATATATCACTCCTAGAAAAAACAACTGTGTTTACTAATCAATTTTCTGTTCTTCTCTTCTAGCTTTTTGATTTCACGTTTAAGGTAATTTATTTCCTCCTTTGAATCTGCTTTAAGTTTATTAAGTTCTTTTCTTAGCTTGTCGTTTTCTGATTTCAATTGGTGTAATGTGAATTCCATTGTTTATCTCCTTATATTGTTTTACGTTCTATATAGGATATCGTCATTTTTTTCGGCAAACTTTAGGATTTGGACTACTGGTGTCCATAAAAATGTGGAAAAGACACCAGTAAAAACAGGTATTTACTAACTATCTAAAATCATTAATATATTCGATATTATAACTTTTATTCAAATATCGCTTTAGTGCATCGGAATTTAACTCATTATCATGAATATAACATACTAACCTACTCCCTGCCCCGTGCCAAGCAAAGGAAACCGAATCATCTGATATATTGAAAACTTTTGCTACTTCTCTTTTTAATTTTTTTGGTGGTCTATAACCCATATTACACCTTATTCATTATAATATTAGTAATACCTTATACAATCGCTAGGAGCTTCGTGGCACGCTGTCTTTCTCGCTCGGTGTCTCTGCTCTCGGTCGTACCTAAAACACGTTGGCGAGCTTCCTCCGCTGTCCTTTCTAGTCTTTTACTTACATTGTAGGACTGTCTCTCTGTATCATGCTTTAATATGCTGTATGCTAGTATGCTTATCGTCATTATTCTTCCTCCTGCACCACGTGTTTAGCTAGTTCTGTTTTAATGATATAATCGAAAAACGGATAAACGTACTCCAATTTTTCTGTCAAGCATACACGCTCGCCATATAATGATTCTAAAACCTCAAGCCATCTACAAGCATTATCAAGGTATTTCGGAGCATCATCCCTTGAATGATATACCTGGCTTACTAGACAATCAACAAACAATGCCAGATGAAACTCCACATTATTCAAAATCTCTTCCTTTGACTCACTGTATTCTTTTAGGTTTTGTTGATTATCTTTATCTCGCTTCAATGGCTCTATTAGATCTAACAATCCGCTTGCTTTTGACATATTTACCTCAATTATTCTTATTATTGTTTATAACATATTATTTTTACGTTCTATATAGGATATCGTCACTTTTTTCACTAAACTTTAGCTTTTTTCGCTTTTATTTCCATATTTTCCGAAAAGATTTTTCCGTTAATATTCAATATATTAGTCCCAGAAGGGGATTCCGCTGGCGTTTAGAATGGATTAGAACGTATGCCAGCGGAATAGAACAATATAAGAACACTAGGAGAGTCTTGGCCCCGATTTATCGAGTCTATTTTGTACGACCCTAACCCTATCTACAAGTTCCTTAAATGTTGGAGCTTCATAGTAATATATATCTTTTCCAACTGATGGATCATATACTATTAAAGATCCTCTACAATCAGCATCTACTGCCCCGAGCTTTCGCATTTGTTTATCAAGCTCTTTTAAATGTTCCCTTGCTTGCGCCACTACTTCTTTGCGTTCTATTAGTGTTCTGCTTGCTTTTTCCAGGGCTATATATTTCTGTGCTTGATATTGGGCATCGACAAAAGCTCTTGCGGCCGCCCTTTCAATTCTTTCAAATCTTTGTTGTATCATATTCTACCTATAATTAACCTCTAATTCTACATCCAGATCACTAACATCAACTACTAATGAATCCTTAATGAATCTTGAATATGCTTGTAATTGTTCTCTTTTACTGTCTGCCACTAAGTTACAATACCAAATTCCGTCATTGCCAGCAAAGGCTACGATAAACTTATCCCTAACTTCTTCTTTCGATATTACTAAAAGACCTTGTACGTTTAATTCTACTATTTTATCAGCTACTATTTTCATGGTTTGACTCCTTATATTGTTTTTACGTTCTATATAGGATATCGTCATAATTTTCACTAAACTTTAGCTTTTTTCGCTTTTATTTCCATATTTTCCGAAAAATCACTCATTTTTTCCGTTTTTTTCTATTTTTTGACCTAAATTACCGTTTTTTCTTGATTTTTTAGCATTTTTCTTGATTTTTTCCGAAAAATCACTAAAATATCACGCTTATTCCTCTATTCTGAAACTCTGTGGATATAAGCCTAAGGTCGAAAACTGTTAGCCCCCTCAATGCCCCCCTGCGCCTCAATGACTTAACATGAAACACTTGTGCTTTGAGTTCTTCAAGTGATAGCTTACTCAGTTCACCAGCCACGTTCTCTCTACCCATGACATACTTGAACCTATGGAAATTACTCTTGTCTACTGCTATACTCTTATATGTTTGTTTCATCTTATAATCAACCTCAATGCGGAATTAATATTATTATCATTAGCATACTCATAGATTCCTTTACATAACTTATTAAGTAAAGCCGCAGGGATTCTATTGAATATTGACCATCTAGCACGTTCTTCGCTATGACCACGAGCCACACACAAATCCAAATACTCTCTAAAAGTCTGTGGCGGCTCTATCACCAAATTAAGATCCCATGATAAATCCCTGAATGTTGATATAACTAAACTTTCAATCTCTCTGAAGTGTTCTTCTGTTATAGTCAATCTGTCATCATATTTTACGCTCATGGTGTCTCCTTATATTGTTAATCATACTACTAAATCAACGTTAATTATATTATTTCTTTGCTTCCCTAATCTCTGAATTAATTTTAGCAAATAGATGTGACTCTATTTCCCTTATCCAGCATTTAGCCATATTACCATAATTCTCATCATCGAGTAAATCATACCAGCGATCTAATGCCTCCAGACTACCCTTCACATCCTTTTCTCTTTTTTTATTATTGAATTTAAATGTATCAAATGTTTTTTCTGGTCTCATAATGTTTATCCTTATATTAATACCAAATACCCAAATCTCTTAGTTCTCTATGAACATCTTCCCAGCCGGCTGGTTGAAGCTGAAACAGTGTTTCGCTATTCCAGTTCAATTCATAACCATGTTTTTCGCAAGCTATATCAAAATCATTATAGCTAGCCGAAGTATGGAAATACTCTCTTAGATAATCTACGGCATCCCGTTTGGAATCAAATGGTTTGCTTCCACTTAACTCCGAAACTATGTTGTTTAATGTACCTATGTTTAATTGTCTGAATGTATTAATCTTATTCATGGTAGTCTCCTTATATTGTTTATACGTTCTATATAGGATATCGTCATTTTTTTCGGCAAACTTGAGGATTTGGACTATTAATGTCCATAAAATTATGGAAAAGAAGTCAATAAATTCAACTATTTGCTAAGTACCCTAAATCATTATTCTATATAATACACCACCTATATCTGTATATTGTTTCATATAATGGATCTCTCATCTCTCTTTTAGTCTCTCAAAGACTTCTCTATGCTCTTCCATTTTCTCAGCTAACTTTTCGGAACACTCGTCTATATATCGGAGCCGCTCTGCTTCGTTCTCTGGATATTTGTTTGGAGTTTTGTTTGGACTTTCCACGATGTTCTCACCTCAAAAAATTAGTCGAAAATATTGGACAGGCTAAGCCTGCTGGTGGCCGATTAAAGAACCAAATGGCCACCCTGATTAAAGAACCAAATGGCCACCCTGCTCTATACCCTGCTATAGTCTCTCCCTCTTTATTATATGCTATATACTAACCATTGTATTGCTACATATACCATATAGGCTATTACTAACCAATATACTATTATACCTGTTGATACTACCATTGACTACTATTGACTACTATTGATTGGATTATTAATATTCTCTCTATTGCTTTATTCATTTTCTTTCTTTGTATATTCTTTCTTGTTCTACTTGTTCATGATACTTACATTGGAAGTCTGGTGGACTGTCTATGCTTATTACTTCGTTGATGCGGCCGCACCCACACTCATCCAACTCTGGACTTAGTAGGTCGCTCAGTTTCTCGCATGGATATACTGTCCATGTATATAGATGTGGATTGTCTTTTGGAACTTGCCAATAATTGCAGTTTCTACATGTCTTGGACATCTTTTACCTCATGAATCTCTATCTTGTAATCATCATCATATTGTTCACTAATCTCTTGGAAATTGTCTGGTGTTGCTGGACATACTTGTACTACATTACCACCTAAATAATATCTCTCTTGTACTACTATTACTTTCATTGAATTCCCTTTGATTAGTGATTTTGCGTTCTATAGGATATCGTCACTTTTTTGGGTAAACTTTAGCTTTCGGCTCTCAAATAATGATTATTTTGGTTTTGGAAGTGTAAAAACCCTATTTTTCTCTATTAATTCAAAGTACTTACAACTATAATCAGATAAAGATTCTATGCCGACGACCTCACCCTTAAATTCATAACCTTTATTATCTATGAGTACGCTTAGATTTTGAGATAACTTTAAGCATGGAAATGACATATATGGAATTTCTTCAATAGGCTCTTTACTCGTTCTCCAATGCTTACAAAATCTACATATATGTGGTAATGACTCTAGATCATCATATACACTACATTCTTTAGGTTTTGTTTCAGTTAATTTTTTTAGTATGCTAAACATTTTTGACTCCTTTAATTATATATTATAGCACATAATCTTGATATTTTCACTCTTTTTTGGATATATTTTCCGCACTATGAGTAAATATTTCATTTGGCTTTCCTCTTTCTCTTTGATATTTTCTAATTAAACGTAACGTAATAAATGATTCACTAAGACAATATAGCAAAAAAACACAACATGCGAAACCTAAGTACCCAAGCAAATACCACAGACCATCTCCAGCAAAGGCAAATGCACAAGACCAAATCACAAAAAAGAGTAATAAACATAAGTGAAATAAGAAGTGTAAATGATATGAAGTATAGCAAACATCACAAACTCCATACTTTTCTATAACAAATGTCCATTTACTGCAAAAGCTATCGAGCAGGTTACAATTTGAATCCGCAGTACCATCAAATGCTCCTCTTCTTTCAATCATATTCAATCTCCATATTTC